ACTCTTGAAAAACATAGTGCTATAATATAGTTAAGGATAAAAAATAAATTATAGGAGGTTTATTTATGAATAACGAGCAGAAAATTATGAGTATACTTGATTTAATTATGGAACGCCTTGATAAAATAGAAAGTAGATTTGATAATCTGGAAAATAGATTTGATAGATTTGAAATTGACGTAAACAAGCGTTTTAATGACCTTGAGTCTAACATGGACAAACAATTTGCAGAGGTTAAACGATGTTTAGCAGATGTCGCAGAAGGAATCAACGCTACTATTTTACATTCAGCACAAGATACACAAGTATTAAATAAACGAATTGACGAAATAGAAAAAATTGCAATTATCGCATTAAAAGAAGCAAGCCTCGTAAAATATAGGAATATCTAAAATACACATTAAAAAGAGTCTGGAAACAGGCTCTTTTTTTATACGCTTTTTATCTTTACAAGTTATTAAGATTTTTGAAAATGGAATTTTTTCGCTTTCAAAAATAGAATGTATTCAAAAACATCTGGAAAATAAATATTAAAATAAATTGGATTTTACTATTGACATACTACAATAGTTATGTTATTATATACTCAAACAAGGACATAAACAAAACGACAAACAACAAAATAGGAGGAAAACAAAATGAAAATCAATGTAATGACTCTTACCAATGGCGAACTTAAAAAAATTGAAATCGAAAACAATTTATCCAGTTTACAGAATCTCGTAGGCGGTTATATTGAAATCCCTTGCTTGTCTGAAAGATTGACCGCTCAAAAAATTATCACCATTATCAATGAAGAAGGAAAATTTTTAGATTTGACTCCCGAAATTGCTTGTGTTTATGATGGTAAACTCCATGATATAGTTTTTGGTACGGTTATCTTTGCAAGTACAGACTATGAAGGAAATACACTGGGACTTAATACAGAACAGATGGAATATATCAAAAATGAACTTAGAAATGATGCTATTGTTCATTTAAGAAACAGAAATAAAACGTATATGCTGAAAGTATTACAGTTTGAATAAAAAAATTAGGGAGTCTTTCGACTCCCTTTTTTTATTTACAATTTTACAGATTATTTGTATTTTTGAAAACAGAAACTTTTTGCTTTTATTTTAATTAATATCAAAATAATAGTATTTTTGAAAATAGACATAATTTGTAAATTTCCCTCACCTGCTTGACAACGTGACTTTTAGTTGATATAATTAAAATACAAAGACAGCATTTAATTCCTTTTGATTTGTGCTAATGTTGTTTGTTGTTGTTATTTTCTTCAAATTAAAAGCTATTTCTTTTCCTGTTGTCTTTGTATTTGGCGGTGCTTACGGCATCGCCTTTTTTATTACAATGTTTTACAAGCCGTCTAAAAGCCTTTATAAAGCGTTTTAATACACGTATAGTAACTTAATCAATAAATAATACAAAATAGATTTTAGACATATTACAGAAGCGGAAAAATGATTTTAGACTATATGATATATTCAAATATGATAATTAGAATAAAATCCAACTTCAATCAGATTAAAACAAGATAGCAGCGTTTTTGAAAAAGCAAAGAATTTGTATTTTAACAAAAACAAAAAACTTGAATTTTTGAAAACACTATTTTATTGCAAATAAGATTAGATAATTAGATGATAAGCAAAGAAATGAATTTTAATTTATTTGATAAAACTACTTGACATATTGCATTTAATATGCTATAATGTAGATGGTAGATAAGCTACTAACAACAAACAAAACATAAAAGCACAAAAGGAGAAATGAATTATGAAAATCAATGTAGGTTACAAAAAGAATGAATGGTTAGCTGTATATGTTACTGCTGATGGCGAAAGAGAATTTGCAATTTGCAATACATATGAAGAAGCGGAAAAAGAAATTAACCGTTTAAGAAATTGTGGTATTTGTATTATTGGAACTATGACAACAAGATTTTATAATCATTATGTAGAGGAAATTATTGATAAATAACAAATCAAATCAAGGGAGTCGAAAGACTCCCTTTCTTATTTGCGCTACTGGACAATTTATTAGTATTTTTGAAAACGTCACTTCCCTGCTCTAATTTCAGAATAGCAATAAAATTCCGTTTTTAACAATACAATTTTTTTGCTTGGAACAAAATAATATAATATTTGAAAACACTTTTCTTTTGTCTAAGATAGTAAATATAAAAATAATTTTTATAAAACTACTTGACATACTTTAATTATTATGCTATACTCTAATCATAGAAAATAAACACACAAACAAACCACAAATCAATTAAAAGGAGAAGAAATTATGATTAGTAGTGAAAAGATTCTTGAAATGCTGAATAATGGCAACTATGAAGAACTAAAAGAACTTTGTAAACGTGATATGGTGTCTAAAAGCTTAAAAGCAAATGGCGGCACAAATGCAAACAAACAGCTTAAAGCGTTTGAAAAATTTTTGAAACTATCACAGAAACAGCCCAAAGAATTAGAACGTATCGTTCATTTTGATATGGTAAAAGGCGACGAAGCAAAAGCATTGTGCAAAGAAGGTCTTTCCGCTTTGTTTATTATTCCTTCTTGTCCATTTTATAAAAATATCGAGAGTGTTCCAATGACTGGACAGGTAAAGCTCGGTAGTATTGCAGATTCAATGAATACAAAATTTGATTTTACTATTGAAAATGCAGTTATTGATTTTGCTATGAAATACGCAAAAACAAATACTGCGGACAAACGTTTTAGAAACTTATATCTTCCAAACGGTGCTTTGTTCGACATTGAACTTATCAAAGAAGTTGTAAACGTTCTCGGAGATTGTGAAGTGTATGGAGTTGATAACGGAAACAGAACTTTAATTAGTCCAATCCTTTTACAATCTAATAATGGATATGCTCTTGTTTGTCCTCGAAAAAATACAGAGCAGGACAAAGAAAAATGTAAAACCTATGATGATTATAAAAACATGATGGAATAAAAAGTGGGAGTCTGGTAACAGACTCCCTTATTTAACATTAAACAAAATATTAGTGTTTTCAAAAACATTAAGAAAATAATAATTTCGATAAAACAGTAAAAAATATTTGACAAACTGGAAAAATTATGTTATAATACAAATGCAATAAGGAAGTAAACACAACAACAAACTATACTTATTGCAAAATACGAAAGGAGGTACTTGCTTTATGGTTAAAATCGTGCAAAAACAAGATGGTTATTATATCCTCGAAGCACAAATTGATGGCTTAACTATCGTTAAAGGCTTGATGGATGCAGACAAACCATTAGAAAAAATTGCAAAAGAACCTAAAGCAGATGGATTTTATTTACATATTCCAGACGAAATAATTTGTAAATAAATGAAGTCGGAGGGAATTTATTCTGACTGCCAATACATAATAAATTCCCTCTTGTACCTTATTCAATCAATGATGTGTAATACAATATGTAAATGCAATTCACGGAATAAATTATAAATAGAACCTTATTTTTTAGAAGAAAATAAAATAGAAGAAGAAAAGCGAAAAGGATTGATTTTCAAATATCAGTCCTTTTTGTTTTGTACAAAAATATCATGTTTTTGAAAATACATATAATATTATTTAGTAAATATATACACAAACTACTTGACAACATGATTTCAGTATGTTATAATACAGTCAAGAAAATAAACACAAATGCAAACAACATGAAAGGATTGATATTATGTTATACTGTGCTTATGGTAGTAATATGAACTTGGAACAAATGGCTTATAGATGCCCTAACTCAAAAATTGTAGGGACTGGACAAATTAAAAATTATCAGTTAGTATTTAATATGTGTGCAGATATTATTAAAAGCGACAATGCGGAAAATTTTGTTCCAGTTGTTCTCTGGGAAATCGCAGAAGAAGATTGGGAAAGATTGGATATTTACGAAGGTTATCCACATTTCTATACAAAAGAAGTTGTTACAGTATCTTGCGGAAAAAACAATGTAGAAGCTATCGTATATGTTATGATAGACGATAACAAAGGTATTGAGCCGCCTATGTATGATTACTTTATGGGTATTTTAGCAGGATATACGGAAAATAATATCAACACAAAACCGCTGTATGATGCTTTGAAACATTCACAAGAACATAAAACAGTACATTCTAAATATGTATATGGAAGATTATCTAAGAAACTTAATAGACGATAAATATATATATTTTAATGGAGGAAAATAATATGAAAAAATGGTGTCTTATTGACGAAGCAAGAAATATTATGGATTTATTTGTATACGACAACAAAGATTTAGCTATTGCCGATGCAGAGAATTTATGGAGTCGTTTGACAAATTCTGATAAAATGCAAAGAACAATGTTTCTTGTAGGTTTATGTAATGTAGAACAAAACGAAGATGGTAAATGGGATTTTGCAGAAAATAAATATGGGCTTATTGATTGTGATATTTATGAAGTAGCAAAAAATTTTATAGAATAAATATATTTTGTAATACAAAGGATGATGCGATGAAAAAGAAAACAATGCAGACATATAAAAATTATGTTTGCCCTAAATGCTTTAATATTCTGACTCAATGTAATTGTGATAAGTTGTCTGATAAACTCATTTATATCGATGTAGGTATTCAAGAGCATATTAAAATCCTAAATGCCAAAGGTTATAAAACGCTATTTTGTTGCGAGTCTCATTATGAAAGAAATGATTTGCAATTATATATTTCCTTTGCCTATCAGCATTATCATTTAGGCGAACTACCGCATGGTTTTAAACGTTCTGCAGATGGAAGGAATATAGAATATATCTTTAATTCAAAGCTATCCAGAGACGCTTACAGCCAATGTAAAAACGATGTATTAAAAGAACTATTAGAATGGTGCAAAGCCTTGCCGAATTTATAATAAAAACATTAAAGAGGATTAAAAGGGAGTCTTTCGACTCTCTTTTTTTATTTACAATAAAATAGCATTTTTGAAAACAAATATTTATTGTTATTCCCTACTCTGACAAAATATAATTATTTTTGAAAATATAATTAAGCTGCCATAACAGAAAAATCTTATATTTGAAAATGCTAAGAAAATAAATATTAAAATAATCAATTTTTTCTTTCAAAAATCCTTGACATAATGAATGTATTGTGTTATACTATAATCAAACAAAGGAAATAAATAAAACAACAAACAATGTATCAAAAGGAGAATGAATTATGATTACACTGAATCAGCTTAATTGTTCCAGATGTTATCGTTTTGTAGATAACAATTTGAAATCTTATAAAGTGGAATGTATTCGCTTTTATAAAGAAAATAAGGTTGTAATTCAAGTTGATAATGGTTGGTTGACTGTTAGAAAACAGGGATGGACAGTTGATTTGAAATCTCTTGACCTTCCTATTTCTGAAATCAAAGCTAAAAGAAAAGAAAAACTGGATGGCAATGAAGTTTTCTATATGAGCCTTGGGACTGAAAAATACGGTTCTGAAAAGATTTGTGTACTTTATATTCCTGCTGATATGTTAGGAATTAAATTTGCAGAATATAAAAAACAGTCTGATTATGTACAGGCTATCTATACAGGCGAACAGGGAATCTATATTGAAAAATTTGTAGGTACTTTGAATTGTAAATTGCGATTTCTTAGAGAAGAATATGCAAGATATTATAAAAAAGTTGACGAATATGCTTTGATGGTTACTAAAGAAGAAGTTTTCGATGAATTTTTCAATAAATTGGTAGAACTTAAAGAAGCTATCAAAGCAGAACAAAAACGTGTTTACAATTTAACTGTTGAAGAAGCAGTAAAAGAAATGAAAGAGGTGTAATGTATGACAGATAAAGTATATAAAACTGCTTGTACTTTCGGTTTTGACGAAGAACTGGAAAGGCTTGAAAAAGATTTGTTATCTGTTAAATATGTTCAAAGTGTAGATTTTGACATTGATGGTTTTTACGACAATATCAATTATATTATCACTATTTTCAAGTATGCAATTCCAGTGACTTTGAAAAATTATTTTGAAGTTAGACGCACAATGTTAAAAGAAGTGCTTGTGATTATGGGAAAACATGGTTTGTCAAAAACTGGTGATGCTATCGAAGATTACGGAGAGCATTATTATATTGTACGCAGTTATAATCCAGACAATAATGCAGAATAAGGAGTGAAATATAATGACATATATTTCTATGTTGCATGGTGGCACTGATAGTCAGTATCACAGAAGCCCTATTATTATCCATGATGGAATGTGGTATTGTGCAGAATTTCAGACTGTTGAGCAGTTGGATTTCTTTGCTAAAACTTTAGGTTTTACCTATGAATTAACCGAAGAAGAAAAATGGATGAATACTAAAAAAGTATATCAAAAATACAGAATGAGCCATGATATTAAAACGGCAGATAAACGCTTTTGGACTTTTGAAGATTTGCCAGATGGAGTAAAACCTATTAAAGCATTATCTAATGGACATATCGTTACTTGCTATTATATCAATACTGGCGATTGTATTGTGATTTACAGACCGAATCCAAACGCTAAAGAAGTTTATAAACCATTAAGCCTCACAGAACATATTAACCATCAAAAGATTTACGGTAGCTATTAAGGAGAATAATTACAATGAAAAGAAAATATATGTATCTTTTAGAAAGAATTAGGGATTGTTCTGATTGGGAAAAAGGCATGAGAATTTGGGCAGATTCTCCTTGTACTGGATGGAGAATTGTTAAAAAAATTAGAGTATAAAAGAATTATTTTAAGCGGAGGACTTGAGTATGTGTAATTTTGATGAAGTAATTGCAAAGAGCATTGAATTGCATAATGCAATCAATAAGCTTAATGATGAATCTAAGGTTCTCAATTCTATTATCGCAGAGAAGAGAGAAGCAAAGAAGCAAGACATTATGAATGACTTGCAGAGGTATATCGATATTATGACAAAGCTTGATATTAAGGTTGTTGAGTTTAAGACCAATAGTTTTATGTACTACAATGAAATGAATCGCAGACTTGGCATTAAGATTCGCAGATGGAGTCAAGGTGTTCAAATTGATTTGGGTTGTTGTTCTACTGTCATGAACGGTTTTTATACATTCCACTCTATTGGTCATGTAGCTGCTGGACTTAGACATGAAGATATTATGAATGGTTTTTGTGAAAAGTGGGATGACATTAAGAAAGGCATGGACACTTTCTTTGCTAAAGAAATTGAAAAGATTTTGGAAGATAGAAAAGCAAAGGCAATTAAAGAAAGAGAATGTGCTATTAGCAAAATGACATCAATTAGCAGATAAGTGGAGGATTGAAACATGTTTGAAACTAAGAAAGATATATATAACGAACTGACAAAGCTTTTGACAGACTATGAGAATCCTATGGATGTAGAAGATTATGATGATATTGATTGGGAAGCAGAACTTTATGAAATGTTGGTAAAGATTCAAAACAGATGGGAAGATACCATCACGGCAGACATTTAAAAATGTAATTTTAAACGGAGGATTTAATTATGAGTGAAACAGTAAGAATTTGGCTTGAAGAACTTTATAAAAATGAGATTGAAGAAATCAAAGGAACTATTGAAAACGAGCATATTTGGGAACTTGGATATGATGGAGAAGAGCCGAATCCGCATACAGAAAATATCGAAGTGCTGAAAGAATATATCGAAGTGCTTGAAGAGAAGTTGGCTGAACTGAATTAAAAGGATAATTTTATAGGGAGGGGCAAACATGGAAAATAATGAAAGAATGTACTATGCAGGAGTCGATATGACAGATTGGGATTTTTCTTTTAAGGAAGATGACCCTAAATTTATCTACAAGGCATTTATGGCAGTATGCAACTTTGCGGAAGAATTTTCTGGTTGTGTCGGTTGCCCGTTGAGAGATAAATTGTGTTTCTCTAAGCACGGGCATATGTTTTGGGGTAAGGTTCATAGAGAATTGACAGATGTGAATCTAAGATAAAATGACGATTTTATAAGGAGATTTAGTGATTATGAAAAGGATTTTTCGTGATACAGAATCCAATGAACTAATTACAGAGCAGGAACTAAAAAATGAATTTCTATATTATTGTAAACATCTAAGTAACGACCCAAGAACTTTTGAACAGTATATTAAAGACTGTACAAGTAAAAACGGATTTTTAGAGGAAGTTAAAAATACAACTAAATAAACAAATTAAGGGAAGTAACATCAATTTTACTTCCCTTTTACTTCCCTATTTTTTATACAGAAAATTAACATTTTTGAAAACAATCATAATATTAAAATGGCTGCTTAAATACGAATTGTAAAATAATGTAAACGTATATGAATTTTATTTAATCATCCCCAAACCGTCTATAAGCCATTTTAAGACAGTTTATAGATTCAATGACAGGTTATCTATCTAACCACCTAAAAATAGAAAATAGACCTATTACAGAAGCGGATATAAGCAAATATACATATTAGATATATGGATATTGTTTGTAGGAATATTTATTTTCCAAAAAACTATCTGAAACAAAGTCTTTGTAAATAAATCAGATATTGCAGGTAAACTTAATTTTTGAAAACAGTTATTTCATGTAAATGCCATTCTTCCCCATCGTCAACTGGAAATTAAATTTTTTATGGTGCTTTAAGTATTTTATATATCTCTTATTATTATATATATAGAAGTTAAAAAACGTTACAGATACTGTACACGATTGGGTATCTGACAGTTAAAAATAGCTATTTTGTGTACGTTATCTGTATATTTTTGATTTTTTGACTTTTTCGAAAATAGTTGTTTCACTGGAAGATATGGAAATAATTGTAATTAGTGGCATTTAGAATCAGTTTGACAAGCTGAAAATTATAGTTTATAATTAAAAAAAGAGAATTTTTTAAGCAAAACATAAAAATTTTCAAAAATGAGGTGTTTTTGTGGCATATTTGAAAGTTGAAGAATCAAAAATGAAAGAAAAAATTCAAAGAACTACTATGAATACAACGATTGAAAAAGAACTTTTAGGTGCATTTAAGGCAAAATGTAGAACGAGTGGAATCCCAATGAATATGATTCTTGAAATTTTCATGCGTCAGTTTATCAATGACGAAGTTGTATTAAAATTTGCTAATAATCGTTTGACTTTGGGTGTGGATGAATTAAATAATTCTGAGTTAAAAGAATTTGAATCTAAAGAAGAAATTAAATAGTTTGATTTTTGAAAAGAGTGGAAATTGTATTTCTGCTCTTTTATTTTTTTTGCTAAAATTTCCTTGACAAAGTATAATGATTGTGTTATACTGCATTTAGAAAGTAAATAAAACAATAAACGAGATTGAGGTGATAATAAAATGAGAAATCAAACTGACTTAAACAAAGTCAAAGATATGGCTAATATATTCTCAAATATGGACGTTGTTGCTTCGGATTGTTCTTTTGTTGTACAGCATCCAATCTATGAATATCCCGTTGTGGCTGTGGGCTTTTCTGACTATGACAATGGGGTTCAGATAGTTAATATCTTAGAGAGCGAAGAAAACTTAAATAAAGCAAGGCAGGCTACACGAGAAACGATTGCTAAAGCAGAAGATATTTTTTCTGTTTATTTTGTTATTCGCAAATCTTATCGTATGACCTTTTTAAAGTATATTCATAGTTATTTGTCTTTAGAAGATTTTAGCAAGTTGTTAAATTATGCTTGGATTTCTTCTGAGAATCCAAATACAGATGTTAATGTAAATATCCGTACTGTTTTATCATGGTTCAAAAAGGCTGATAAGAAACAGTTAATGAATGAAGAAGATTATGAAGTTTACAATAATCTTCCAGAATATGTAACATTATATCGTGGTGTAGGTATTAAATCCAAAAGAAAAGGATTATCTTGGACAGACGATATTGAGATTGCGAAATGGTTTGCAAATCGTTTTCAGTCTAATGGATATATTTTAACTGCTAAAGTGCATAAATCAAAAATTCTTGCATACTTTAGTGATAGAAACGAATCTGAATACATTGTTGATGTGTATAGTATTGATGTAGAACGATTGGAGGTGGAATAAAATGAGTAATGCTGTGATGCCTATTGCTAATTCTAATAATATTGTGCCTTTAATGGTAGTCTGCGAAGAAGGAACAGGCAAGCGGAAAAAGAATGGCGAATTGAAAAAAACAAAAAGCAATAAAGTTGCAGGAAAAGATGCAGAAGTGTATGCTTTTCGTAGTGATAAAGAAATTAATGCTATGTTAGATGTATTGAATCAGCACATTTATACTGCACCTAATCCAGAGAAACGTAAGATTGCTTGTAGGAATAAACTGCTGTTTAAGATTGGTATTAATATCGGTTTAAGAGCAAGCGACCTTAGAACATTAAAGTTTAGTTTTTTCTTTGACCAGAATCCAGATGGAACTTTAGAATTTAAGGAATATTACAAATTGCTACCTAAAAAAACACAGGCTTATAAAAAGTACGTTACTGTATATTTTAACTCTGCTGTAAAGCAAGCTGTATTGGAATATCTTAATGAATATCCAATGGATAGTTTAGACGATTATTTGTTCTTCTCCCGTGAAGGTGGAGCAATTAAAGTTGAAACGATGTGGACTATCATTAAGTCAACTGCTAAAGAAGCAGGAATTAGGCAGAATATCGGCTCTCATTCATTAAGAAAATCTTTTGGTTATCACGCTTTTCATTCGGCAGAAGATAAAAACAAAGCTTTAGTAATGTTACAGCAAATCTTTAACCATAGTAACGCTTTGGTTACTATGCGATATATCGGAATTTTAGGTGATGAAATGGCTGATATGTTTAATAGTATTGACTTAGGTTTTGAAGAATAGAGGTGTTGCAATGTTTGATTTGTGTGGCGTTTTTACCTTGTTGTTGGGTTTATATAGCTTTGTGGACGAATTGTTTACCGTTCCTATATCTAAATCAAAACACTTTGATACAGATGGATACATTAAAGATATTAAGAATGGTATGACTTCTAAAGAACAATTCCATAAAAGGAGGTCTGGAAGATATTGGGTGGAATAATTGAACACACTAAGAAAATAAATATTTCAATAAATTTCAGAAAACCCCTTGACATAGCAAAATCATTATGCTATACTATAATCACAGGAAGAAAGTAAGTATTCCGATAAACAATAACAAACACAAAAGTAAATCAAAAGGAGAAATGAATTATGTTGGAAAAAGCTACTATCCCTATGAACGCAAGTCAGATTAAAAAAATGGTACTCGCAGATAAACTTGATTTTAACCATGTTGTACAGCGTGGTTTGACTTGGGAAACTGCAAGAAAGTCCAAGTTTATCCATAGTATGATTGAGGGTTATCCATTCCCTTCTGTTTATGCAAAACGTGAAGTGTCCGAAGAAAACAAATCTAATAAACGATATATTGTTCTGGATGGCAAACAGCGTCTGACTACTGTTAAACAGTATTTGAATGATGAATTTAAACTGAGTGTCGTTGAACCTATCACTTATTTTGACGAGACTGTAAACGAAGAAGTTACAGTTGATATTTCTGGAAAACTGTTTAGCGAACTTCCAGAATCCTTGCAGAATGTTTTGAACACTGTTTCCTTTACTGTTGTTTATTATGACAATTTGACCAAAGAACAGGAACGTGAAATGTTTAAGAGACTTAATGCAGGTAAACCGCTGTCCTCTAAATCCAGACTGCTTGCTTCTTGTCGTGATATTGAACGTATGCTTGACATTGGTTCTCACCCACTGTTTGGCGAACTGCTGACTGACAAAGCAAGAGAGCATAAGAGTCAGGTTACTATCGTTATGAAAGCATGGTTGATGCTGTATGACGATATTGGACACACTTCTTTTGCAGGTAAAGACTTTAGCAATGTAATGGAAACTACTGAAATTGCTGACAAACAGAAAATTGAACTGCACAATGTATTTAGTATGATTATGGATATGCACAATATTCTGATTGGACAGAAAGAAAAGAAAGTTGCTAAAAAACTTTACACTGAAACTCACATGATTTCCCTTGTACCATTTATTAAAAAAGCTATGGATGATGGTATTGGAGCAGAAATGCTTGTAGACTGGCTCATTAGCTTCTTTGGTGTATCTGGTCGTGTAGCAAGTGTAGATAGAGACTATAATATGTCTTGTTCTTCTGGTTCTGCCAAAAACTCTAATATCGTAACCAGACATGATGCACTTGAAAAAAGCTATGAAGAATTTTTCGCTGATTTTAATGCAGAAGTTGAAGGAACTGACGATGTAGAAGATATTGACGAAGTTGAAGAAGTAATGGAAGAAACTATTGAGAATGATACTGTTGAAGAAGAATCCTCTTTTGAGGATTCTTCCGACAACACCGAAGAATTTATTGAAGATTCTGTTGAAGAAGTGGTTAATGTTAATGAAAACTCAGAAGTAGTAAATGATATGACTCTTGAAGAAATTCTCGGAGATGTAACCATTGAAGGTGTAACTGATACAGTCGAAGAACATGATATTGCCGAAGAATCAGTTGTAGAAATTAAAAGCGAAGTAAACAACGAAGAAACCGAAATGTAATATATAATCATGTCCAATAAAATGGGTGGGAACTTTCCCACCCACAAACTTATTCAGAAAACAAATATATTGATAACCCTTCTTCTTATTTTATATTTCTTCTTGCCATGACAGTAAGGTTATGCTATAATGTACATAAACAAAACCATAAACTGTTTTGAAAGGAGAAACACAATGAAAAGCTATAAGGAATTTGCCGATTCTATTGCGGTAGAAGGTACTGCAAGAGCTATTCGTGCTTTTGGTAAACGCATTGGTGATTTTAATTTTGAAACTTGTACGCAAAAAGACCTTGAAGAACTAATTATCAATGCCAGACCACAGAACGAAAGAGAACTTGACCGCTTTGTATATTCGGTTGAATTGTATGCCAGATTTAACGAGGATGCTGAATTATTTAACAAAACGAAAACTATTGATAGAACTGCTTTGTGGCAAAGAGCCAAACACAATATTCCTGCTAAATTCTTATCTCACAAAGACTATTTGCAGTTATTAGAAGATATGGAACGTTTGGAAGAATACAACGTTGATTATAAGGTTCTAATGATGAAAAGTGTTTATGAGGGTGTATATAATGATGATTTAAGCGTCATTAAGAATCTTAAAGCATCTGATATTAATGAAAATATCTTAACTCTTAGACCCGATAATGGAGAACCGTATGAATTGTCAGTATCTTTAAAATTGGCTAATGAATTAAAAGAATTTAGTAAGGTTCAGATTTTTGAACGTAAAAATTCTCGTTGTGAATTTACTGTTCCTGCTACTGGTGTGTCACATGATGCTTGCTTTAAATTTGAATTAAGAAAAGACAAACCATTGGAAGAACTTTTTAGATTCTCTGTATATAGAGTATTGCGTGACGCTACCAAAAAGTATTGTGGTCGTAGTATTTTACCTTCGCAGATTTATATCAGCGGTATTGTATATCGTATTAAAATTAAACTGCAAGAAAAAGGATTAACTATGGAAGATGCTTTTGGTGATATGAGAACACACAAAGCTGCTTCTGATGTTGTTAAGGCAGAATTGGCTCGTAGTCATTACGATGTAACTTTCCACGCTTTCAAACATACTGTTAAAAGTCATTACAAAATCTTTGACTAAAACATAAAGGTGGTCGCTATGCCTAAGTCCTCTGACAAGAAATTAGAATATAATCGAGAGTATCGAAAACGTACAGGATATGCTTCACAGCATAAATACAATCAAGAGAATACTATTCCATTTTCTTTTCGTATGATGAAAAATACCGAACAAGATATTATTGATAAGTTAAATTCTGTACCAAGTAAAGCAGGATATATTAAGCAATTAATTCGTGACGATATTGCAAAGGAAAAAATTACACAATTAAATAATGATGAACAATAGTTGACATACCACATTTATGATGTTATTATTTTCATGTGACACAAATTTTGCCATAGAAAACAATGTAGTAAAATAGAATAAATAGAACAAATGTTCTTTTTTATATTGTAAAATGTTTTAAACTATGGTAGAATACAATTACAAAATAAAATAACACATAAAAAAACTCCACGAAGCCCCGTCTCGCAAACGAACTTCATGGAGTACACAAGAAAGATTAACTTTGCATAAAATTATGTAAAGTTAAAGGAAAATATGTGCATTTATATAGTATCATATATTTTCCTTCTTGTAAAGAAAGAAAGGGAGATTTTTATGACAAATCAAGAACGTTTATTAGCTTTAAACTATGTATTAGATGAACAGTTTAAAATTCTAAGAAATGTACTTTCACACATTACTTTCAAACAATTTAATGTAAGTGTGTATTTGAATAATAGTCAAAACATTCTTCTTGCCAGAATGAATGAACCCAATGCAATTAATATGGTACTAAATAAAGAAACTTTTAGTGTGGACGATACTGATATTTGGATTCGTAAAGCCAATGGTTCTCAGAGTTGTATATTACATATTCCCTACTCTACTATTGAGAATTGTATGGTTAGACGATATAGAGGAAATTATTACTCTATTTCTATGACTTTACATAATGGTATCTATTATGAATTGGATGTGGAATTTTAAGGTGCTGTAATGCACCTTAAATCTATTTTTAATATAGTAAGGTTGTAAATTGTCTTATATCTAAAATTTCGATTTTAAGGTATTGTAGGCGGTCTGGAAAAGTTTCAAGGTGGTGAAATTATGGCAACAATAAATGATTTAATGCAAGTGTATTCTGTTTCTGTAGAAATTTTCGATGGTATTAATCGACAGTTTAATCAGATGCAAGCTCCAAGACTTGTAATTCAAAATGACTTTTTATCATTGGTACAGCAAGCAGCTAATACACTTTCGCCTATTCGTATTATAATGAGTCGGTCTGTTCCTATTTGGGATAATTTTGAAAATCGACAACGTACTATTGAAAATAAAATAGTCTTTAAGAATAATGCGTTTTTGTCGGCTTATGCTAATTATCCAGATGAATAAACAAGAAAATAACTCCAAAAATTAATTTGAAAAATTTCAAAAAAAGGTGTTGACAACATCAAAACGATGTGATATACTAAGGACAGTAAATCGAACAGATTTACTTCACAACTTTATTTCAGATAATAAGGTTATGAGTTCGGCATTATTAACTCCTTTCGTATATTGTGTCAGTTTAATGGCAGTTGTAAAACAGGTAGTAAGTTTTAAATAATGGCAGGTTTAAAACACGATAAGTTAAACTGATACAATAAACAATTATTAAGAAAATAAAGTTGTAATCTGTCTAATATGGTGGAGTGGTGGAATAGGCAGACACCACGGACTTAAAATCCGTTGCTTCAAAGGCGTGAGGGTTCAAATCCCTTCTCCACCACCATAAGCGATAATCAAAAATGGCATGGTGAATAGTTTCGCTTTGTTGTTCAAACAATTATCTTATAGAAAAATAAGACTGCGAATAAAAATGTGGCTCAACAGGTTATCGCTTATATTATATGGGGAAATGGCTGAGTGGTTGAAAGCAGTTGCCTACTAAGCAACCAAGTGTAACAGCTTCGGGGGTTCGAATCCCTCTTTCCCCGCCAACTATCAGATTAAATAATGTGGTCTGATGCGTGAAATGGTTTTTTGTTTGTTGTGCGACTTTGAAATCTCCTTTTCAAAAAATAATCTTCATAGGTGTTACCTGTTGATATAATGGGTTGGATGAATAAAGACGCCCTCCTTTTTAAATGTGCCTTTAGCTCAGTTGGTCAGAGCGGCAAACTCATAATTTGCGGGTCTACAGTTCGAACCTGTAAAGGCGCACCATTGGAATATTAAATTCCAACTTTTTTCAAAGTGTTTTTTCTTCTAAAAAACATTTTAGTCTCCTAATCTTCTTTATTTTTTTATCCTATCTATTTTTTGCTTGTATTTAATAGTGCAAGCAAAATATGTTCCGTTAGTTTAATGGTAAAAACAACTGCTTATCAATCAGTAGTGATGTTGGTTCGAGTCCAATGCGGAATAATATCTTAAAGATAAGATGATACACAAAATCGTTTAGACTAACGAGGTTAGCTTGGTTAATAAGATTCTGACGAGAATTTGTTCCCAAGAAGTTTATCTTTAACTGCAAGATAAACAAGTCTGGAAGATTCATTAAAAGGACGTTTGGTTTATGCGTGTAGGTGTACAACTACAATAAACTATTTTCGGGCTTACGGAAAATTAAAATGACAGAGCCATTAGCATACAATGATTGCGAAAAGAACGCTGGTTTAGCAAGAAAACCACAGTATGTATCTTGCATTGATGATAATTTTGGGTGTGACACGATAAGTGTTTAGCAAGATTCAGAGCCTTGCTGATAATGGGAGTGTCAAAGTATCTGGACAGTGGAAGTAAAGATGCTAAGAGACAATAATATGAGTAGATATGTAAGTGGTTGACATACAATCCTTTTATTTCGTTAAGCGGATTGCGTAGGTTCGAATCCTACTCTACTCGGTCGAATATAGATAGTCAGAGTGTACATAATGGCTATTTTGCAAGCGGAAAATTTTCAAAAAGACAATAAAATAGTTGTTTTATGTGATTTTTTGCAGTTTACGATTTTGCCCAAATTCACTTAGCAGTATCTATTATTGCTATTTCAAAATTAGTAATCTAAAAACGTTTGCAAACAGTGTCCCTGTTACTGCTACTACAGGGTGTACAAGGGGATATGTCGGAATTGGCAGACGAGGTAGACTCAAAATCTATTGCTTTATGCGTGTGGGTTCAAGTCCCACTATCCCCACCAATACGATAGGCTTACCAATTAGTCACCTCTCTTCTTTTTATGTTTTGTTGTGTTTTTTATGGGTTTTGGCGTTATTGGTTTTTTGTTTTTCATTTTTCAGATTAATCTCCTTTTAAATATAATTTCTGCTTGTTTGATATATTTAATTGATAAGTCTATCGTATTTATTATATGCGGTATTAATGTTCAATGGTTAGCATATCAGCCTTCCAAGCTGAGAGTGAGGGTTCGAGTCCCTTATACCGCTCCAGATTCAATTTAGTTGAATTAACACGATGGTTATATCTTTAATCATGCGTAGTGTACTCGCAAGGGTACTGAGCCTGTCGAATCAGCAGGAGAAAAATTGGTTCATTATGCGCCCATTTAGTAAAACAACTGTGTGTTGTGTGATTGTTTACTAAAATTAGCAAAAAGGTTAAGGGTTTTCCTTTTTGCAATCTTCGTTATAATAATTACTGTTCCTTAAAAGTAATAACGTTATTATAAATGGATTAAGAAAACCCACTCCGTTTAAGGTGGTGAAATAAAAAAATGGAACATAAGCATTTAGCTAAAGTAAGACCAATCGGAAAATTTTTGGTGTATGCGGTGGTTTAGGTGAATATTTTAATATCGACCCAACATGGATTAGATTAGGTTGGTGTGCTAGTGTGGTTCTGTGTGGTGTTGGTATTGTTGCTTATCTTGTAGCTGCATTGGTAATGCCAGAATGTGATAAATAAATAGTGCAAGGTGGTAAGGTTATAATGTTTAGTAAAGAACTTGTTGTAATGATGTTGGAAAGTCGTGCAGAAAAACTTTCTAAGAATCCAGACAATAATAAATTGCTTGCAAAAGTAAAACGTAGAATTAAAAAATTAAAATAAGTCGATATGCTGGAATTGGCAGACAAAACAGATTTAGAATCTGTTGCTTTATGCGTAAGGGTTCGAGTCCCTTTATCGACACCATAATGTTGTCTTAATATATGCAAATAACATTAATATTAAAAAACAAAAGTCGTATCTTGTTCGGAAATAAAAATGTCAAATGCACACTTTTCTTTGTTCTATTAAGGCAATGTTAGGGTGGTTGTGGGGACTCCATCAGCACATAAATAAGTCCCTAAACAGAACATTTTATTATTTTAAGGAGGTAGATTCCGATGGTGAAGAAAATTATTTCTTCTATGGTAGCAATTGCAATGATGCTTTCTATGAGTATTTCTGCTTTTGCTACCGATACTGTTGTATTCGGTGGCAATTCTAAAGTTGTAAACGATACTCCAGTATCTACAATTACTTTTGAAGATGTATACATCTTCGATAAAGAAATGAACGTAAAAACCAATGCCATTGTAAAAGGTGAAGCATACGAAAATCTTGTTGCAGGAGATATTCTGATGTTCCCTATGAATGGCGTACAGGCTGTCAATGGAGAATACAAAGTAGATAAGGATTGGAAAATTAAAGTTACCAATTCTCGCTTTGTAGAAAATGCAGAGTTCTTCTATGACGAAAAAAATGTTGTTCCAGATGCTACTGGTGACGTTTCTGGTTCTTATGTAAAAATTACCTTGTCTGATAATTTTAACTCTTATGAAGCTGACTATGCTACTTTTGAGTTCTTTGTTTATGACAAAAATGAACCAGAACAGAAAACCGCTATTCAGTCTGTAAAATATAAATTTGCAGATTACGCAGAAGTAGAACTGGACGAGTTCGATGTAAATACTATTGTTTCTTTGGAAAAAAATACTGTTTACACTCTTGCTGATGGCGTAAAATCCGCTAATGTTATGTTTGATATGGATGGTTTGAATATTGTTGTTCGTATGTATGAAGATGAAGAATATCTTGTAAAAGAACATTCTGTTGAATACAATAAAGAACTGTCTATCAAATATGACACTGATATTGAAGTGATTACCATTGATAGCAACATTGATATTTATGATATTCTATTTGAATCTAAAAAAGACGACAAAGCTATTTATGTAGTAGATGGTGATGAACTTGTTCTTGTAGAAACAGAATACGTTGAAAAATACGAATTGAATAAAGGCGAATATACCTTGATTAAAGGTTATGTTGTAGAGAATGTAACTGATGCAGAATGGGTGGTTCTGGATGCAGATGTAGAAATTGCAGTTAAAGAACCAGAGGTAGAAAAACCAGTTGAAACTCCTTCTGTTGATGTGAAACCAAATCCAGAAACTGGTGCTGGCAATGTAGTTAGTGTAGCTACTGCTATGGCTGTTATGTCTGTAATTGGTTTAGGCGTACTATCCTCTAAAAGATAGTTCAATAAAAGTCAGCTTAGATTATTTGTGTGGAGCATTTATCTAAGCTGACGCAAATATTGAGCATTAGTGTAATGGTAGCACAACACACTTTGACTGTGTTCGAGGTGGTTCAAGTCCACCATGCTCAGCCAATAACATCTATCTTTCAGTAGCGACACCTCTTTCAGAAACAGGCTGAAAGCTGTACCTATTCGGGAAGGTGGCAGGAAGAAACCAGCTTTTTAATTTGATAGCAGTCTCCTATTTAATTGCTTTTGTGTTTTCAGTTGTGGTTATGTGGATATTGAGGTAGTGACACATAACCACAACGCACACACGATAATAGGACTTTAAATAAATAGGTTAGCGTGGTTGTTAAACCGCGCATTTCCCATATATAAATTTTTTGGAAGGAATGGAACAAATGAATGTTACAGAAAACACGATGTTTGAACAACATTTAAATTCTGAATTTTATCCTAATACATTGATTAAGATGGTTAGTGTAGACGACACTGAAACACTATTGTCATACAGCACTTTAATTAATCATTTGTTTGCAAGTAAAGAAAAATCATTTGAAAATATTAAACGTCTTGAAATCTATACTAAAGGCGATAATTTAGAAAAACTACTGTGTGGAATTGCTCCTTTATGGAAAGAGCATGAAAGCAAAGAACTATTTGAAAAATATTATCGTTTAAGTGAAATGATGCGATGCTTGTACTGTAATCAATTTGAAGAAGATACTGGTGAACCTGCTTATATTTTCTTGGATATTGAAAATGAACCAGAAAAGTTAATTGCAACATGGCAAGGTAAACTTGTAGGACATGATGAAGAAAATAATGAATTATATGAAGATTCATTTAGCTATCGTCCTGCTACTATTGAAGAACGTGGTATTTTGGATTTAATTCAAGATATTGTTAAAGTAGAATTGCCAGAAAAATTTATTGTTGTACACGAAGATAATATTACTTTAGGTGGTTGTAAAAATCTATATAGTCATATTGCTGCTATTGGTTTCCCGCCTCATATTGTAAATATTAATGCAGAGTAAGTGAGTTGGTTAAATGGTTAAAACTATCGAAGGAAAAGTTAATAACTTGTTCGATTATAGTATGAATCTTGTTGTATGTCCTGTTGGATTAAATGGTTATAACCAAAAAGGATTTTCTGGTTACATAGGTCATAATTATCCACATATTGAAAAAGAATTATTGAAATATGTTGCCTATCGTCAAAAACATAATAAAGGACTTGTTTTCGGAACAAATCAATATGTTCCAATAGATATTTGGTCTTTAATTATGTGTGATACTTTGAAAAACGAAACTATTTCTTGTTACGATACTAAATATTGCTATGTTGTTAATATGTTTTGCCAGACTAAAAACAGCGAAGGGTTTAACGTAGACATGAAAGCAATTAAGACAGCTTTTATAGATGTTAAAACAAAGGCTGAAAAAGGTAATCATAAAAATATTGCCATCCTCTATAGTAGACGAGAATACGGTGGTATTTCAATCCAAGAAGTAGTGACGATTGCGGAAAAGATATTTAATAATTCTAATCTTAATGTTACTGTAATTCAGTGTGATTAAGATATAGATAAATTCACGCTGACAGTTAGTTTTAATTGTCAGCGTTTTTTTGAAAGGTGTCAAAATGGAAAAACAAAAAGAAGTAAAAAAACGTAAAAAAAGAAATGAATTATATAATGCTCCTTTAACCGATAATCAAAGAAAACTTGTTGAAGATAATTATAAATTAATTCAAGGTTATGCACGTTGGCGCAATATCAATCTTAGTGACTATCATGGTTTGTTAGCTATTGGTCTGTGTAATGCGGCAAAGTTATATAATCCAGAAAAAGGGTCTTTTTCTTCTATCGCTTATTATTGTATGGACAATGAATTTGGACATTACAATACAAAAACAAAAACACAAAAACGTAATAATGGAGAATCAGATTGGTCATACAATAATATAGACAAAAAGAGCGAAGAAGAATACATTAATATTCTTACAGATAAAACTTTCGATACTCTATGGATTGAAATGGAGTTGAAAGATACATTAGAAAAATTTATCCAATTATTCCCAAAACAAAGATACAGAGAAATTATTCAGTTACGTTGTTTAGGGTATAATTTGGACGAGATTGCCATTATGTACGGCTATAAAGACAGAAGAAATATCGATTATTATATGAAAGAGATTAGAAAAAAATGGCGTGAATATCGTTCAAAAGATAGTAAATAACATAATAAAACTATTGACATATATGGATAAATATGATATACTATATATAGTTAGTAAGGTTATATGTTATTATGATTGGGGTCAACAATGAAAAAATATTTGTTAAAATGTATTATGTGTGGTTTGTTGATTGGATTAACTGTAATTGTAATCGAACACTGTTCAATTACAAAGGATAGGTTAACTAACAATACTTTTTCTTCTTTTGAAGAAAGTAAGGTTGTAACTCATATCCCTAAACAAACAACTTCTATTGAGTCCGTTAGTTTTGCTGTTAATGGATTGGTTTATGACAATAAAACACAGTTTTTATATGAAGTGTACGAATTGGAGCAAGGGTTAATCTATAAACCATATATTCAAAATAATCATTTTTGCAGATATGTAGATGAAAAGATAATTGAGGTTGTGTAAAATGGTCGTTAGAAAAGAGAGACAATTTTTGTGCTTCTACCTTGATGATGGTTCTGTAGTTAAATATGATTTTGCTCAACGTCGTTGCATTGGTAAAAGTGGTCGTGTAGTAAATCAATTAAATGGTCAATTAAAAGGAATTACGATTACTGACGTTATTAGTAGTTGTGAAGATGTGAATTATGGTAGATTTTTGGAATTTCTACAAAGAAGCCATTATGGTGGCGGTATTAGTAATATCGGTTCAATCTTAAAAGAAGTAAATAATTTTGCAAATTACGAACAATTATTTTCTGCTGGTATTGGTCTGCAAATTATTAAAGATGCCAATAACAGATTTTTCAAATATTCTATTAATGAAATTCCAAAAGCATTAATTAAATTGTTAAAAGAATATCCAGAGATTAAATTAGATAATTATTTTTTGGATTTTTTTAAACAACATCAAGACAATACTCTATCCGCTTATAATCAAGAATATATTAGTTTGACAAAAGAAGATATTACATTAATTCTTAAAAGTGGCTATTCTCAGAATTACTATTCATCAACAAGTCCAAGAATTTTCTATGTTAATCTGTTTTTAGATTTTGGATATACAATCAAGGGTTTAATGAATTACATGGATTATTTAAAAACCTTTGAAGGATTAGATGATATGCTATGGAATATCAGAGAAATATATGACTACGCAAGATTAATGAATATGCTAAGTCTTAAATTCGACAAATATCCACGACATTTTTTAACTACACATAAAATTGCTTCACGAAATTATAATCGTATGAAACAGTATTATGATGAAAAACAGTTTGAAAAAAGAATTGACAAGAGATTAGAACGTACATTTGGTGAATATCGATTCTATTATCCAGAAAGTACACAAGCTATCAAAGACGAAGCTGCTTCAATGAACAATTGTGTTGCATCGTATATTGACAAGGTAATTAAAGGTGAATGTCATATTCTATTTTTACGCTATAAAGAAAAACCAGACGAAAGCCTTGTAACTATTGAATTGAGGAATAACCGTATAGTACAGGCACTTCAAAAGTACAATCATCCATTAACCGCAGAGCAAAGAGAGGTTGTGGATAGATATAATAAATGGCTTGAAAATAAAGCTAAAGGACAAAATGAAAGCGAGGACGAATAAATGAACTCTATGAATCTTAAACAAGGCGATTTAATTGAACTGACTGTTGATATGGGTATGGTTACAGCAGGTCAAATTTGCGAAGTAGTAAACGTATCTGATGCAGGTGTTGTTTCTTTCCAGTGCGATAAAGGTTTTGGTGTGGTGTCTGATGATGAAGTACAGAAATACTTCAAACGATATGAAAAACCAGTTGAACCAGAAACTTATTCTGTAGATGGTGAATTTGTTGATGATATTCTGAGAGGTGCAAACATTCAGATTATTACTGTGTTTAATAAATGTACCATTGTAGCTTGTCAGTTGGAAAATGGTTATGTGATTGTTGAGTCTTGTTCTTGTGTTGACCCACGAAATTATTCTGTAGAAGTTGGTATTGAGGAATGTATGAAAAAAATTGTAGATAAAGTTTACGAACTTGAAGCATACGTTCTTTCCGAAGAATTAATTGAAGAAGATGAAAAATATGCAAATATGATTGAACAGGTCAAGGATAATTATGTTGAAGTTAATGGAACTGTAGAATTTGAAGATTGTCCATGTTGTTGCGAATGTCCTTGCTGTGGCTGCGAAGCAGACAATTGTGATAATTGTGACTGTGAACCAAATGCCGATTGCGACTGGTGTAATAAATAGTTTAAGAAAGTAAAGTTATAATGGGGAGTTTGTATTAAACTCCCCTACTTCATAAAAACTAATTTTATGGGTGATTTAAATGGCTCAGAAACCTAATAAATGTGTAAATTGTGGGGTGCATCCTCAGTGGCATGGTGCAGATTATAATATTGTTTTTGAAGATGCAATGGCTACGGCATTAGTGTGTCCTTACTGCCAAAAACGTACTCAATGGCATAAAACCATTGAAGAAGTGGAAAAAGAATGGAATGAAATCAATGTTTAATAATCTACAAAAGTTCTTTGCAACTATTTTTAATTTAAGTGTAATTAAACAGTCTTTTTTTGTTATGTTGGTTGTTTTGTTAATACTGGTACTTTTGTGGTTAAAGCATTGTTGGAGCAAATATTTTGAAGGTGATAACTAATGGAACAATGTAAATATAGGCTACCTTGCGGTTATTGCGAAAGAATCAACAACCAGTGTAAACTTCTGACAAAAAATAGCAACAAGCAAAATGACAATAACTGTAATCATAGATGGATGTTTTCACACGATAATCCAAGTGGTGGTTATATCTATGTGTGTGCAAATTGTGATTTAGTTTGTATTTTTCCAGAGAAAGTTCAGCAAATTATAAAGATGTAAAGAGGTGATATTATAATGATTAAATTTGTAGCTAAATATTTAAGCAAAACAGTCATCAGACTAATTGTGCCAGTTCTTTGCTTGAGTATTGGTATTGGTGTGTTTTGGGCAGGAACAAAAGCGAGAGTAGAAAATTATGAAAAAAATCTTAACGCCGCATTGACTTCTGCTGAAATTCAGACCAAAGCAAAACAACAATTGCTCGGAAAATTAAATGTTCTGATTAAAGAGTTGGATAAACAGGAATACGAAACAATTGAAGAAATCATTGAGGTTGCTCAAATTACTGATGCTGATTTCAAAGAAATCAAAAATGTTGTAGATGCCGTTGTAGATAATTATCCAGAATTAGCTAATATGGAAGAATATCAAGTATTAACTAATGATTTACTTTCCGTTGAAGAAAAACTGGATTATGTTGAAGCTAATTACGAAAATTGGTTAGTGTATTATAAAGAGTTTACTTCTAATCCACTTAGAAAATTTGCTTTAAAAACACTTGGTTATGAAGTAGTTGAATTTGAAGATACTGTAAAAGGAGATTAACTGTTATGATGATTACTAAAGGTGAAAGAATTGTACTGAAAAAGATTTTTGGCTCACTTAATGCCGTTGGTGAAGTATATGAAGTTGCACACTTCACCGAAGATTCTGTAGTTATCAGAACTTCTAATACTAAAATCGCAGTAGCTTCTATTAGCTTTAAAGATTTTGATGAATACTTTATTCGTGAAGCTGTAGATACTTCTTGGAGCAAATGGATTACCGTTGGCGAAGCAAATAATTTAATCGGTTATTACAAAACCAATGGCAAGAAAGTGGTATTCAAAACTGTTGCAGGTATCAAAGCAATGGCTACCTGTTGCAAAGAAGATACTTTCAATCTTGGTACTGGCGTTATGCTTGCTTATCAGCGTTGTTTGCTGAAAGAAATGAAAATGAAACGTCAAGAGATTCTTAAAAAGATTGACGATGATTATAAAGCTTTACATAGTGTTGAATCTGAAATTAAAGAACAGAAAGATATGCTTAAACGTATGTTGAGAGGTGCTTAATATGGCAATCTATTTAGATAATGCCGCAACTACTCCAATTGACCCTCGAATTTTAGAAGTTATGCTACCCTATTTAACAAACAAGTGGTATAATCCTTCTTCTTTATATAGCAAATCCGTTCAGATTCAAGAAGATGTAGAATTAGCAAGACAAACTGTTTTAGATTGTATTGGTGGTACAGGCAAAGGACAGATTTACTTTACTTCTGGAGGAAGTGAAGCAAATTGTATGGCAATTCAAGGTTTCAGAAAACAATGTATTGCTGATTATTATTTTCCTGTAATTATTAAATCTACTATAGAACATAAATCTATTGTAGATTGTGTGGAAGATAGTCAACACAATCATTATCTTGCACCTGTTGACGAAGAAGGTTTTGTTAATATTGACGTTTTGGAAAATATTATTTCAAGCATACTTGAATCAAATGCAGATAATGAATTGATTCCTCAAAAAATTCTTGTGTCTATTCAAATGGCTAATAATGAAATTGGTACTATTCAAAATATTCGTGCTATTTCTCAGATGGTACATAAATATAAAGATGTAGTTCTTCATGTCGATGCAGTACAGGCATTAGGGCATATTCCTATTGACGTTAAATATTTGGGAATCGATATGCTTTCTGCAAGTGGTCATAAAATTGGTTGTCCTAAAGGCATTGGCTTTTTATATGTAAAAAATAGAATCAAAATTAAACCAATCATTTATGGTAGTCAAATGGATGGTATGCGTGGTGGAACTGAAAATGTTCCTTATATTATTGGTATGGCAAAAGCTATTAAGCTCTGCAAGAATAACATGATTAAAAATGAAGCACGTTTAACCACTGTAAGAGATTACTTGATTACTTTGTTAGAAGATAAATTTGGTTGTAAAGTAAATGGTAGCAAAGTTGCAAGGCTATCTAACAATATTAATGTTACTTTTCCGCATAAATACATGACAGGCGAATCTTTGTTGTATGCTTTAGACACCGCAGGTATTTATGTTGGAACTGGTTCTTCTTGTAATAGTCATAGTGTTAAACCATCTTATGTATTAAAGGCAATTGGTTTAACAGATGAAGAATGTGCAAGAACTATCCGTATCACTTTGTCTGCTGATACCACAATTGACGATGCAAATAAAGTGGGATTAGAAATCAGAAAAGCGTTACGAATTATGGAAAAATGTGCAGGTGAAAGTTTAGATGAACTTTAAATATGTTAGAAATAAAGCTGAATATTTGTTATTTGTAGAACAAAGAAAATCCAGTTTTGACTATTTACATGATTGGGAAGATTTCTTTGGTATTCGATATTATCAAGATAGCGAACATTTAGCTGATATTACTGTTTGTCCACCAGACTATCCAGCTTTTATTTATTGCAATTTTATTGATACAAAACCCAAATTCCCTGTTAGAAGCATCGACTTTCTACCTGTTAGTCAGATTATAAATAGTAAATATAAAAATTGGTGTCATAATCTTAATATGGTTATCAATGATAATATTTTAGTAGATGGCGTTCAAACTTTAACCAATCAAAAAGAGTAAAAGTTTAATAAATTCGGTACGAATAATTAGATATTTTAGAGGTGTAATATGAAAATAACAGCTGAATATAAAGGAAAGCAAGTGACGTTTGATGTTCCAGACGAAACGCTGGACAAACTAATCGAAGAGCCGAAGAAAAAGACTGGTTGGGAGAAGCCAGTATGGGGGCAAACCTACTGGTTTATCGATGAGCTTGGAGAAGTCGAGGGCAAGGATTGGAAAGACGATGAATTAGACGAGAAGAGATACGCTTGTGGTAACTGCTTCACCTCTAAGGAACTCGCTGAAAACATCGCTCGTTACCAGTCACTTGACCTCAGAATCAGACGCAGAATCGCTGAAATTTGTGAGCCTGTGGATTGGAAGAGTAGGACGTGGAAATCTGACATTGTGTATATCCACGAAGAAGGTAGACTTGTTTGTGGAGATACGATGACCGCCCAATCTGCATCGTGGTGCTGCGACACTAAAGAACACGCTAAACAAATCATCGAAGAATTCAAAGACGAACTGACTTGGTACTTTACCGAATTCAAAGACAGGATGGATGGATAGTATGAAACTAATTATAGTTTTTGCAAGTATCGCTTTAGCAGTAGCTTGTTTTTCTTGCATTATAGATGATTGTATTGATATGATTATCGATTTTGTAAAGGAAATCAGAAAGGATAAATAATGAAAACGTCTGAATTATTTAAAACAGAATTAGATTATATTAAAATTGACATTTTAAAAGAGATTACAAAACGTACTTTAGATGATGCACCATCTTGTTTTAAGGTTATTCCTGCTTCAAGTAGCGGAAAATATCATCCAATGTATGCTATTAAACGTGGTAGTGAATTTAATGGTTTGGTAGACGCAGGTGGATTAGTTTTACATACAAAAGCTGCTGTAAATATTGCTCATAGTGTTATGCAAACTAAGTATTTTGACGATGTTTTATACAATTTCTTTAATAGAGCAGTTAGTTTAGATGGTATTGCAAAAGTTAAAGCAGTGTATATGGATATTGTTTATGCTGCTTTACTCTGTCACGATACACAGAAACCAGATGATACTCCACAACACAACACTCGTTTCGACCATCCTATTGAAGCTGTAAAAGCATGGCTTAAAAATGCAAACATAGTATTGGATGAATATTATCCTTTGGGTTCTTCTGAAAAAGAACGTAAAAGAATTGACCTTGTAAATGTTGTAGCGCGTTGTATTGGTAGTCACATGGGCGAATGGAATAAATCTAATTATTCTGATGTTGTGTTGCCTACTCCTGCTGATTCGCTTGCTCAGTTTGTTCATCTGTGTGACTTCCTCGCTTCAAGACGATTTTTAGAATTTGACTTTAGAGCATTTGCAGAAGTAGGTAGATAATATGAATAAGTATTTACTATTATGGTTTATTGGAAATATTCTATTAATCATAGGTTGTATAATGTTATTCCAGAGTGTTGAGTTTTTCTTTACTGCTACAACCACTTATTTCTGTTTATGTATCGGTATGTTATGTTTGTGTATTGTGTTTTTCAAAGGATGTAAATGATATGTATTATAGAATCAAAAATGAAATCAAAGAAGCCATGAAAAATAAAGATAATCTTAAAAAGGACTGTCTTAGAATGGTTTTGGATAGAGCAAAAAATATTTTAAAAGAAAAGAATCCATTGGATGTTCCAGAAGTGATTCCGAATGAAATTATTGAGCAATCTGTGCAAAAAGAGATTAAGCAATATAACCAAACTATTGATAGTTTGAAAGGCAATGAATTGTGTGATTTGTATAGCGAAACTCAGTATAAAATGGGAATTTTATCCACCTATCTTCCTAAGATGATGACATCAGAAGAAGTAGACAGAGCAGTTTACAATATTCTTTCTGGTGGTGCTTATGATTCTCTTGGCTTAAAAATGAAAGCGTGTATGTCTGCATTAAAAGGTAAAGCAGATAATAAAGTTATTAAAACTGCTGTAGAGAAATACAAGTAGTAAGTAAGGTTGTGAGGTGTTTGTATTATGCGAGTGTTGCTTTTATTTAGAGGTAGTCCCGCTTGTGGTAAATCTACTTTTATTGAACAGCATGGTCTAAAACCATATACATTGTGTGCTGATGATATTAGACTTCTTTGTGCAAGCCCTACTTTGCAGGTTGATGGTGGTTACGGTATTAGTCAGTCCAATGATAAAGTAGTATGGAATACCCTATTTAATATCTTAGAAACCCGTATGCAGAATGGTGAATTTACCGTTATTGATGCAACAAATTCTAAAACCGTTGAAATGAATCGTTATAAAGAATTAGCACAGCATTATCGTTATAGAATCTACTGTATTGATATGACTGATATTCCTATCGATGAAGTCAAACGTAGAAATTATAATCGTGAGCCGATGAAACGTGTTCCAGATGAAGTAATCGACAAAATGTATTCTCGTTTTGCTACACAGCAGATTCCCGCAGGTATTAAGGTGTTGAAACCAGATGAAATAGACCAGATTTACTATAGATTTACAGACTTATCTCAATATGAAAATGTGTATGTAGTTGGTGATATTCATGGTTGTTATACTGCTTTGAAACAATTAATGGAGTCTTGCGGTGGTTTAAAAGACGAAGATTGTTGGATTTTCTGTGGAGATTATGTTGATAGAGGTGTTGAAAATGTTGAAACTATGCAGTTTTTACATAGCCTAATCAACAAAAAGAATGTTATTTTTCTCGAAGGTAATCACGAAAGATGTCTTTGGGATTATGGTAACGATGTGATTTCTAAGTCTAAGGAGTTTGAGTTTGTGACTAAACCACAATTAATCAAAGGTGGTTTTAGCAGAAAACAAGCAAGAGAATTTTATCGCAAACTTGGACAGTGTTGTTATTTCAAATATCATAATCAGTTATACTTTGCAAATCATGGTGGCGTTAGTAATATGCCTGCAAATCCTTTGTTTATTCCATCAGAACAAATGATTGAAGGTGTGGGCAGATATGATGATGTAGATAAAGTAGATATTGCTTGGAGTGATAATTTTAAAGCAAAAAATGTTTCAGCTATTCAGATTCATGGTCATCGGAATACTGCTAACTCTCCTATTTGGTCTACTCCATACTCTTATAATTTAGAAGGTTCTGTTGAATTTGGTGGAATGTTACGTTGTGTTCGTTTAACTCTGCTTAGTTCTTATCCTGTTCCAATTGCTGTACAGAATGATGTGTATAAAACAGAAGAAGAAATTCAAGAATCTAATATCACCAAAGAAAATATAGATACTTCTATTTATAGCTTAGTTGAGACTATGAGAAGTCATAAGTATATTCGTGAGAATAGATTTGGTAATATTTCTGCTTTTAATTTTACCAAACAAGCTTTCCAGAAAGATATTTGGGATAAGACTACTGTAAAAGCAAGAGGTTTATTCATTAACACCAAAGACTATAAAGTAGTTGCCAGAGGTTATGAGAAGTTCTGGAACATTAATCAGATGCCAGAAACTAAGATTGCAAATCTTAAATTTAAGCTTCAATTCCCTGTTCAAGCTTATGTAAAAGAAAATGGTTTTCTTGGTATTGTGAGTTGGGATGTCGATAATGATGATTTATTCATTTGTAGTAAATCTACGCCTGTTGGCGAATATTCTAACTACATGAAAAATGCTCTGTATTCTTGTTATGATGCAAATACAATTAGTCAAATGAAGGAATATATTAAAGAAAATAATGTATCTTTTGTATTTGAATGTTGTGACGCACAGAATGACCCACATATTATTGAATATCCAGAGACTAAAGTAGTTCTTTTGGATATAATTAATAATGATATTGAGTTTGGTAAATTACCATATTATGAATTAAAAGCATTAGCAAGACATTTAGGATTGCAGGTTAAAATCCACGCTTATACTCTTGATTCTTGGGAACAATTCTATGCTTGGTATTGTGAAGTAACAGAAGAAGATTATAAATTCAATGATAAATATATTGAAGGGTTTGTAATTGAAGATTCTGTTGGTTATATGACTAAGTTAAAACTTGCCTACTATAATAAATGGAAACATTTAAGAAGTGTTGCACAAGCAATTATTAAATACGGTCATTACAAATATACTGGTAGTTTGAACGATAGTATCAGCAATGAATTTCATGGTTGGTGCAAGAGTAAATTCACTAATCTTTCCAGAGAAGAACGTGAAGCATTAAGTAAATTATACTATTGTAATGTTATTCAAATCAGAAATCAGTTCTTTGAAGATATGACTAATAAAACAGAAATAGAAGGTGAATAAAATGCATCAAGTATATAGAGTATATGATAGATTATCAAATAAATGGCTTAGTCCATTTGAAGTTTGCGAATTACCAAACGGTGATTTGTGTAGTTTGAAAAAAACATTGTTTGGCAATTATAAAATGAAATTGCTTGCGGATAGTCAATATATTCGTCATAGATGTACTGGTAATGTAGATAGAAATAGAAAGTTAGTCTATGAAGGAGATATTTGTTGTCACGTTTCTAATGTTACTGGTATTATTACTTATCTTACTGAGTTATCCAGTTTTGTTTTGTTAGACCATAAAACAACCCAATATTTCCACCTTCCAGAGCAAGTATATAAAGACATTACTGTTATTGCCAATGTGTGCGATAATCCAGAGATTGCAGAACGTGAATTAACTACTTCTGAAAATAATAACGAGGATAATGATGACTAATACAAATCTAAAGGATTCAATTAAAAATTTTGTCAAGGTAAATCGAGCAGTTATAGCCAAACAAATTAAACATTTACAAGAAACCTATTATATTTACCCTACTGTAGCCATTCTTTGCAATTTTAACAATTCTTCTTCTGTCGCTTATATGAATAGTATCATTAAAGCTTGTGAAAATACAGACTTAGAATATTCTATTATTCATATTGAAGATAGAAGTGAATTAGATGTAATTGAAATTATCAAAAGATTGAATAACGATAATAATCTTCATGGTATTATTGTTACCTTACCTTTGTCTAAACAATTCAATACACGCAGAGTGCTTAATACTATCGACCCATTAAAAGATATTGACTGCGTGACCGATGTAAATATTGGTAAATTATTTACTGGAAAACCTCGTTATTATCCATGCACTCCAATGGCTATTGTAAATTGGCTTGTAGATTCCAATGTGCGTCTTAGCGGAATGAATATTGTTGTTGTTGGTAGAAGTGATATTGTTGGTAAACCTTTAGCTACCATACTAACACAAAAAGATGCTACAGTTACCTTGTGTCATTCCAAAACACAGGGTTTACAAGGTATTTGTAAAGATGCAGATATTGTAATTACTGCAATTGGACAGCCCAAAATGTTAACTACGGATTATTTTACTCTAAACACCCTAATTATCGATGCAGGTATTAATGTATTGGAAGATGGTAGTATCTGTGGCGATGTAGATTACGACAATGTTAAAAATATTGAAGGTGTGACCCTTACTCCTGTTCCAAATGGTATTGGTAGAATTACCACTTCGATGGTAGTAGAAAATTGTGTATTAGCTGCTCAAAAGCAGATAGATAAACGGTTACTTCAAATTGCTTTAGGTGATATTTAATATGAAAGAATTTCTTCCAAAAGACGCTACAGATGAAGTTGTAGATTTTATTGAAAAACGATTTTCTAAAGATAGCGATTGGTTAAATGGTAATTGCTATTACTTCGCATTGATTCTTAAAACAAGGTTTCCTAAAGGTAAAATCTATTATGATACGATTGAAGGACATTTTGTTTTAAGATACGAAGGTAAGTATTATGACTGGCTTGGTGAATATACGCCTGTTAAACGTTCTGCTGTAAAACAGTGGAGCAGAATGGGTAGCGTTGACCCATATTTAAGAGATATTATCAAAAGAGATTGCTTAATGTAAAGAGGTGATTAAAATGAAACAGGAAATTCAGTTCTATCTTGCAGGAGGTATGAGTGGTTTGACACTTGAAGGACAAACTAAATGGAGGAATCAAGTACAAGATGCTATTAAATTTAGTGATTATGACCTTGTAAAAACTCCTAAATTCTTTGACCCTACCACTAAATATTCTATTTTTGAAAACTATCATAAATCCGAGCGTGAAGTTTTTGAGTATGATGTTAGAAACTTAAAATGGTCTGATGTGGTTATTGTAAACTTCAACGTTCCGAGTTCTATTGGTACTGCTATGGAACTTATGTGTGCAAAAGAAAATGGTATTCCAGTTATTGGATTAAATAAAGATGGAAATACTTTACATCCTTGGCTTGAAGAATGTACGACCAGAATGTGTACTTCTATGCAGGAACTTGTAGATTATGCCGTTCATTATTTCTTACAGTAATAAATATTTTAAGAAAATAAGGTTATCAGCTATTGACTAAATGAAAATTTTGGTGTATAATTAATTTATGATAATAAGGTTGTACGCTAATATAGCCTTAATTATACAAAGACAAAATAAGGAGTGAAAACCAATTATGGCAGATAAAAAAGTAATTGAAAAATCCGATTGGATTAGTGACTTTACTTTGGTAGGTAAACCAAATATCACTGATTTTACTTTCAAGTTGAATGAACGTAGCAATGAATCTAACTATGTATATAATAGTTTGAATCTCGGTGTAAATTGTGGTGAACGTTATGGTACTGTTTATGCAGAAATGATGGGTGGCTACAGCGATAAACCAGATGCAAACAATGTAATCTATGCTCATGGTAAAAAAGATGATGGTTCTGATGATTTTAGTAAACAGATTGTAGTTAATTGGGAAGATAGATTTGACCCAGATGTATTAGATGAAATTGGCGAACTTTCCTTTATTACCGTAGGTCTTGAAAAGACTTCTAAAAGTAAGAAAACATTTTACAATAAATTCCTTAGTGCATTTGATGCTATCGAATATATTGAAAAATGTTTAACTAAAGATATGACTATCTATGTTCGTGGTAATTTGAAATATTCTTCTTATAAAGGCAAAACCCAGATTCGTAAAAATATTACCAATATTGTTCTGAGTGAAGCAGAAGAAAAAGACTATCGTGCTACTTTCCGTCAGTCTGTTCTTTATGACAAAACTTCTGCAAGTCTGAAAAACATTGATAAAACTAAAAGCGTTATGTTTGTCGATGGCAGAGTTTTGGACTATGTAAAAGAAATGAATGGCGTTGAAGTAAAAGGACAGTTCCCATTCCCTTGTCAGTTTGAGTGGGAAATGGACTTCACCAACGAAGCACAGTGTAGAGCTGTTGTAGATAAAGTATTCAAAGTTAAAAAAGATGTAAATCAGATGACTTTTGAAGGTATCTTTGTTGAAGGTGGAGCAAGTGTAGCTATTGACTACGAAAAAGATGTTCCAGATGAAATTAAAGAACTTGTAGAAGCCAATGTTTATACCAAAGAGCAGGCTATTGAAGCTTGTACTGCAAAAGGCAATCGTGAACAGCGTATGATTCTAAAACGACCATATATTAAATTGGTTGGCGAAGAGAAAATGCCTGTACTACAGCGTTTTGAAGCTAAATACAAAGAAGATGATTTGTATTTGGATTATGTATATGCAAATGATGGTGATGATATTGAAGTAGATACTACCAATGTTGAATCTACTAATATCGATTCCGATGATATGTCTTGGATGGACAATTTGTAAACGGCAAAGAAAATAAGGTTATAATTTCTAAAGGCGAGGTTGTCCCCCTCGCCTATTAACCTAAAGGAGTGTAAAAGATGGCTTTTAAGTTCGGAAAGAAAAACGAAATTAAAATTGACCCTTTGAAATATAATTTAGCATTAATTGGTGAAAGTGGTATTGGTAAAACCACAATTATCAAAGAATATGTAGAAAAATTAGCTGGTGAAGATGGTTATATGTTCCTTGAAATGGGCAAAGAAGATGGTGCAGATGCTATCCAAGGTATTAATGCTTTGAATTGTCCAGAATGGGACGCTGATTATGACGAAACAACTAATAGCATTGGTTTTAATACATTTGTTGAAGATGTAATGGACAATCGTTCTACTGACTGGAAAGACCTTAAAGTAGTAGTTGTAGATACTATGGATGAACTGTTTGCTATTGCAGAGCCAGAAGTAGTATCTATGCATAATAGAGAAAATCCAAATAAACGTGTTAAAAGTATTAAAGCTGCTTTTGGTGGATTCCAAGGCGGTGAAGAAAAAGCAGTTGAAATTGTATTGGATAGATTGTGGTCTTTGAAAAAAGTTGGTGTTTCTTTTATTGTCATCGGACACACTAAAACCAGAAACGTTGTTGACCCTGTAACTGGTGAAGATTACTTGCAGTTAACCACCAATATGCCACAGAGATACTTTAATGCAATTAAAACCAAAGTTCATTTCCTTGGTGTAGCTGCTATCGATAGAGAAATTGTATCTGTAAAAACTGGCAAGAAGAATGTTGTTACTGGCGAAGCGGTTAAAAAAGGTGTTGTCAAGGGCGAAACTCGCAAGATTACCTTTAGAGACGATAACTTTGTTATCGATAGTAAATCTCGATTCTCTGATATTGTAGAAAGTATCCCTATGGATTGCGATTTACTTATTAAAGCTATTACTGATGCTATTGCTAATGAACAGAAGAAGTCTGGTATGAGTATGGCTGATATGCAGGAAAAACAGAAAAAAGAAGAAGAAAATAGATTAGCTCAGATTGCTAAAAAAGAAGAAGAACGTAAAAAAGCAGAAGAACTTAATGAAGTGGTAAGTAAAATCGTAACTTTCTTTACTGAAAATAAGTCCAATCTCGAAGTAATTAGACCAATTCTTGCTAAATGTAAGGAGCTTGGTTATGCTAATCCAAAAGAAATTGACAACATCGAAGATGCACAGGTTGTATTTGAAATGTGTAAATAGTTTTAGGTTAATGTTTTGCTATCTGCTTGTAATCTATACACGTTACAAGCAGATAGCAACAAAAAGAGGTAGATAACATGGCAAGACAATTAAAACAGTATTCGTTGTTTGGTGATGCTATCGAACAGGATGAAAATAAGAAAACCAAAAAAAAACCTGTTAAAATGACAGAAGAAGAAAAGAAAGAGTTTGATGAATTGTATCAATATGTTCGCATTGAATTGTTAGGATATAAAGATAATAATAAACTAATGAAACAATCTATTCTTCGACTTAAAGGATTGAAAAATGGACAGTATATGGTAAATCGTTCTAATTCCATTGAGTTTCCATGCGATTATTCTTATAAATCTTGGTTAGTAACCTTTAAGGCTGTATCACAAAAAATCAAATATGGATTGCAACATAATACCTTTACTGATGAACTGCATCAAATCAATTATATGATAAAAATTGCAGAATCTAAAATTAATGAAATTTGTTTGGCTATGCAACGTGCAGAAAAACAAAAACAATTGAATGAAGAAATGGCTAAAACTCTTGACAGTATGGAAGAAATTCAGAAAAGACAAGAATTTCGTCAAACTATTACAGACAATAGACGTAAGCAAAATGAAGAACGTAAACCAGACTTTGTTCAAAAGAAATACAAACATTTGTGGTAGGTGTTTGAAATGGCTGAAAAAAATGTAAAGCAACCTTTACAAAATGCTAATCAGTCTACTACTACTGAATATTCAGAGAATACAATTAAGACTCTGAAACAAATCCTTGACTATAAAAAAGCAGCAGAAGCAAACATTGTTGCTATTATATATAAAAAGCCAGATGTTTTATATAATATCAATTTAGTAGTTCAAGACTTCCATCATAATGAATGGCGTACATTTTTTCAAATTGCCTATGGTGTTATTATTATCGAAGGAAAGGCTTCTTTAGATGATATTACGATTGGTTTCTATCTTGAAAAACATCCAGAATTGAAAATCAATTATGAAAAATACGGTAGTTATGAAACAATAGATAAAGCCACTACTTATATTAGAGAAGAAAATCTTGATGGCTATGTTATTGAATTAAAAAAATGGAAAGTTATTATTGAACTTTGCAAATCTGGTTTCCCTGTTGATAAACGATTAAAAGATTATATAGATATGTCCGAAGAAGAAGTTTATAAAGAGTATGAGTTGCTAATTAATCATATCTTTGCTAATTCTTCACAGGATATTAAAAGTTATAATGCTTTTGATGGAATGAGTGATTTTGTTGAAGAACTAAATACAGGCTCTCAAACAGGAATAGACTTGTACAATGCTGAATTATTAACAGATGAAATCGGTGGCTTTAATCTAAATGGACATATTTATGGGTTAGGTGCAGGCTCTGGTGTAGGTAAATCTACAATGGCGTTTAACTATCTTGTTCCTTCTGCAATGGAAAATAAAGAACCAATTGTTTTTATTATTAATGAAGAAGATGAACGTAAAATTAAAAAAGAGCTATTAATATGGGTGGCTAATAATATTTTTAAATTTAATCTTCAAAAGAAAACGTTGCGTGATGGTCATTTTACACCAGAAGTTTTAAAACAATTACATGAGTGTGCCAAATGGATTGAAGATAAAAAAGAAGAACAGTTTTTAACTATTATTCCATTAGAGCGTTATTCGGTTAATCTTGCTGTAAAAATTATAAAAAAATATGCTACGCTTGGTGTTCGTATTTTTGTTTTAGATACGTTAAAAGAAAGTTTCGATGCTGATACCGATGAAATCTATAAATCTATGATGCGTGACATGATTACACTGTATGATACAGTGAAATCTTCTGCTAAGAACGTAGGATTGTTTGTTACATATCAGCTTGGCAAAGCCAGTCTAAAACAAAGATATTTAACAAATAATGATATTGGTCAAGCTAAATCCATTGTCGATGTTATGTCTGTAAATCTTATGATGCGAAGATTCTATGAAGATGAATACGAAGGTGGAGCAAAAAGCCTCCCCTGTACATTTACAATGGGAAAACATGGACAGACACAAGTAACACGTTACATGAAGAAAGAACAAAATCCAATGATTACGTTTATCACTAAAAACCGTTTTGGTGAGACAAATCGTAGACAAATCATTTCCGAATGTGATTTGAGTACCAATATCTATAAAGATGTGGCTTATGCACAGGTAGTACAAGACTTTTAGTGTTAAAGGATAAGAAAAATGACGGTAGGAGAACTGAAACAATATATCTTTAAGAATGAAAAAATTGAATTTATTCTTGAAAATATAGGTTGTCATTCAATTAAGTATCACCCTTTAAAAGAGTATTATTCGTGTGCTAATTATGATGGCGATAATCCTACTGCTATCAATGTCAAGAACAATAAATATCTCAATGTAGTTAATTACACACGAAAAAACTTTGATGAAAATGCAGATATTATTTCGCTAATACAACACAATAAGAAATTATCATTTGTAGAAGCGATTAAATATCTGCATAGAATCTTAGGATTGGAATATAAGTGGTCTAAAATACAAAAAACACCAGAAAAAACATCAGACCCTTTAGATATTTTTAAACGAGTACAAAGTAAAAAAAGAGCATTTGTATTCGATACATCTAATATTAAAATCTATGACGATTCTACATTGGATGTATATATTCCAAAGTTGTATATAGGTTGGTTTCGTGAAGGTATCATGCCTTGGACAAGAAAAAAATTTGGAATTGCCTATTCTTATAGACAAAGCAGGATTATTATTCCACTAAGATATTGGTTGACTGGTGAATTACTTGGAACAAATGCAAGAACAATTCACGAAGATGCAGAATTACTTGGTATTCCAAAGTATTTCATTACACCATCTTACCCTAAGAATATTAACTTGTATGGTTTATATGAGAATTACGAAGCAATACAGCAAGCAGGATATGTTGTTGTATATGAAGCTGAAAAATCAGTTTTGAAACGTGATAGTCTAAACGACCCTACAGGTGTAGCATTGCAAGGGCATTTCTTGTCAGATGAACAAGCTAAAATACTAATTGGTTTAAATGTAGATATTATTGTTGCCTTAGATAAAGATGTACCATTACAAGAAGTTAGATATATGTGTAACCAGTTGTCTCATGGACGTAATGTGTATTATATGTATGATAAATGGGATATTCTAAATGAAAAAGATAGTCCTGCTGATAATGCTAAAGGTTATAAATATCTATTTGAGCATAAAATCAAATTTGACTTTACGGAACAACAAGAGTTTCTTAGAGAACAAGGGGTGATAAAATGACGCTTTTATTTTCAGATAGAAAAGGAAAATTGCGTATCATTGCAAAAGTTCAAACCGAAGAAGAAGCATGGGATAAAATTGTGGAATTTTGTAAAAGTCATAATTACACAATCCCTTATGTTCGTATGTGGGAAGTAGATGGTTTCAAATACTATGATGTTGGTTCACATACAGAAAAGTTCGTTTTAAGAAAGGCGAATGAAAATGAAAAGAATGAATAAAACAAAAGCGGTTTTATCTCACTTGCAACAATTTGGAACGATAACCAGTATTGAAGCAGTTGAAATGTTTGGTGCAACAAGATTGGCGGCAATTGTTTTTGAATTGCGTAAACGTGGTTATAAAATTAGAACCGAAGATGTTCCTTTTGTTGATAGATTTGGCAGTTCTGGTGTTTGTGCCAAATATCATTTAGAGCAATAGAAAGTAAGGTTGTGTTTCACTATGTCACGATTAAGTTATGAAGAACTTAACAGAATTAAAGAGCAACACAAAACAGACCGAATATGGTCTTGGAGTAGATTAGAATGTTTCCGCACTTCCCCTTATGAATATCTATTAAAGTATATCTTAAAGAAACAGGGCGATAAATGCGATAGCTGTTATACTACTTTAGGTAGTTGTTGTCATACTGCTTTAGAAAAATTCTATGGTGGTCAAATTACATACGAAGAAATGATTAATGATTTCGATGATAGCTATTTGACTGCTATTATTATTGCAGGTTTAAGATTTAATAGAACCGATGATGAAAAAGACAAATCCATTGGTATGAAATATAATGAAAACTTGCGTCATTTCTTCCAAAATCACGTTGTATATAAACAGAAATTAGCTTTAGAAGTTCCTATTGTTATTGATATAGACAACAACGTATTTGTAGGTTATGCCGATGCTGTATTTAGAGACGAAGAAGGTTGCTTTCATATTATAGATTTCAAATCATCTTCAATCTACTCTGGTAAAACTTTAGAAGAACATTCTGGACAATTAACTTTGTATGCTTTGGGGTTACATCAAAAGGGCGTTCCATTAGATAAAATCAAAATTGCCTTCAACTTTTTGAAATATTGTACAATTACATATCCACAAAAGAATGGCAAAATTAAAGAAACTAATTGTGAACGTAGTAAAATCGGAGAAAAGCTTCAAGCGTCTGCTAAAACTTGGTTAAAAGCGTGTGGTTATGATGAAAATACCATAAATGAGCATTTAAAACTTATGCTTGATACTAATTCTATTGCATATCTTCCAGAAGAAGTTAAATCTAAATATACAATTACTGATTGCCATGTATATGTAGATGATTTGGAATCTTTAGTAGAAAAATGGACAGATGTTATTCAATCAACTATTAAAGATATTAGATTGCGTGAAGCAGATTATGAACGTACTAAATCTGACAAATGTTTCTGGGACACTGACGAAAGTGTAAAGGCACAAAGTTATTACTTTGCTAATTTATGTGATTACTCCCCTAACCTGCATCTTCCATATAAAGAATATCTTGAAAAATTAGAACTTGCTAAAGGCGTAAGTGTATTTGATAGTGTTGGTAACGATGTTGATTCTGTTGAGCCAACATTAAATAATGTTTCAGATAGTAAGGTTATAAGTCAAAAGAAAGATGAAGTAGATTTATCTTGGTTAAATGATTTGGAATTGTAGGTGTATTGATTTTGCGTTATCAAGGCGGTAAATCCAGAATAGCTTCTCAAATCGCTGAAATTATCCAGAGAGAGAGAGAGAGAGAAAGTAATGTATTAGTTAGTTTGTTTTGTGGTAGTTGTGCTGTAGAAAGTAAATTATCTTCTAATTTTGATAAGTTAATTTGCAATGACAATAATTTATATTTAATTGCTTTATTACAAGGTGTTCAAAATGGATATGTATTACCAGAAAAGATTTCCAAAGAACAATATCATCAAATTAAAAACAATAAAGATATAGATAAAACACTGACTGGTTTTGTTGGATTCGGTTGTTCTTTTGGTGGTAAGTGGTTTGGTGGTTATGCCAGTGATTCTACGGGTACTAATTATGCATTACAATCTAAAAAATCGTTACTAAAAGACTTAATTCCAATGTTAAACAAAACAGAATTTATATGTATGGATTATAAAAACGTTGTTATTCCAAAAGGAGCAATAGTGTATTGTGACCCACCATATAAAGATACTACTGGTTATGGTAATAAATTTAACCATGAAACATTTTGGGATTATATGAGAACGTTATCAAAGACACATAAGGTTTTCATTTCTGAACAAACTGCTCCAGACGATTTTAAGTGTATTTGGGAAAAACCATTGACACGAACATTAGATAGAAACAAATCTAATCAATTTAAATCAACTGAAAAATTGTTTATTTTTAATCCATAAAAAATTCATTTTAAGAGGTGGTGATATTATGAATAATAAGAATTTTCCAGAATGTCAGTATTGTTTGTACGGTAATTCAAATAAAAACGAAGAACCATTTGATTGCCTATGTAATCAATTAAAATATTCTTTGAATGAATCTGTTCTTAGTATCCCCTTCTTAAAATTATTTGCAGACCCTTATTTAGAATGTTCTGCTTTTGTAAGAGATTTTGGTGAATGGAGAATAGACTAATGAAACGATTATCTAAGTCTGAATATCAATATAGAATTAAGTGTGTTCAAGAACATCATCTAAATAAACAGAAGCAAAAATTATTAGATGAACTGATATATAAATCTGTATTGAAAGGATTCAACTATCGGTATGCATACAATCATTGGAATTTAATAACAGTAATGATTAGTTTTGAATTAGCAAGTCAAGAAGCAAAAAAAAACACTGAAAGTTTTCAAAAGATGATAGATGCTTTTAATAGTTTGGGAAACGCTGTTGTGACAAATTCAGCAAATAATAAGTATTGGTGTAAGAGGGATTCTAATGGCAAAGATTCATATTCATACTAAGTATAGTTTGTTAGATGCTATCATTGAACCAGAATTGCTTGTACAAAAATTGGTAGAACAAGGTGAAACCGCCTTGTGCGTTACTGAACATGGCAATGTATACTCAAATGTTGAAGTCTATAAGCTATGTAAACAATATGGCATTAAATATTTGTATGGTTGTGAAATGTATATTTGTAATGATGTACATGAACAAAATAAAAATAGTAAATATAATCATTTAGTTGTTATAGCTAAAAACGAAACAGGTAGAATCAATTTAAATAAATTAGTGTCTTTGTCTTGTAATTATAAGTATTACGGAAAACCACGAATTGACTTAAATATGCTGACACAACATAAAGATGGTTTAATCGTATTGTCTGCGTGTATGGCAGGTGAAGTACAAAGAGCGTTAGTAAACAATAATATTGATGAAGCCAAAAAAATAGTTAATACTTATAAGCAATTATTTGGTGAAGATTATTACTTAGAATATCAGAGTCATTCAGAAGAAACACAACAGTTTCTTAATAGAATGATTGTTGATTTAGCAAAAGAATTGAATGTTAAATACGTTGTTACTACAGATGCCCATTACCTTAATAAATTAGACCAAAAATATCATAATGTGTTTGTTCAAATAGGACAGGCTCGTGAGGTTGGCGAAACATACAATGATTGCTATGTTCAGTCTAATGATGAAATTCTTAGTATTTGTAAAAGTACCACCAAAGAAGAAAATCTAACAGCGATTAAAAATACAAATGAAATTGCTGACAAATGTAATGTAGAGTTGCCTTTGTCAGCACCTATTATGCCACATAACACTAAAGTTCCAGAACGTTTTAAGAATGAACTTGAATATCTGTCTTATTTATGTACAGAAGGATGGAAAAATAAGAAAATCTACTTAAAGCCCAACAAAGATGTTTATAAGGAACGTTTGAAATATGAATTATCTGCAATTAAAAAAATGGGATTTGAAGGTTATTTCTTATTAGTATATAGTTATGCTAATTCAGTAAAACGTAGAGGAATTGCCAGAGGTTCAGCAGGTGGTAGTTTGGTATGTTATTTGTCTAATATTACCGATATTGACCCAATTGAATATGGTTTGTATTTTGAACGTTTTATTGATGTAGGTGCATTAGATTTACTGGAAAAAGGGCTTATTACAAGTAAGGAATTAAAAATTCCAGATGTAGACTCAGACTTTGGCAAGACAGACAGAGAAAAAGTTTTACAATATGTTATTGATAAATTTGGCAAAGAACGTGTTGCCAGCCTTGGTTCTTTTCAGTATATTTGGGCAAAAGGTGCAATTAAAGATATTGGTAAAGTCTTAAATATTCCTTTTACTATTACTAATGAAATGACTCGTAGTTTGGAAAATGAAACGATTAAAGAAGTAATCGAATTAGGCTTGTTAGACAGATATAAAGAACAATATCCAGAATTGTTTGTATATACAGAAAAGCTTGCAGGATTACCCAAGTCATTTTCTGCTCATCCTTGCGGAAAAGTTGTGTGCATGGAAGATATTATGTATTACAATGCAACTGATATTAATGACAAAGGTGAAGTTATTCTCCAAGGCGATATGCATACAGCAGATGATTTGGGTTTAGTTAAGGCAGACTTTTTAGGACTTAGAACTATCGATGTTATTTACGATACTTTAGATTTAATTGGTAAAGACTATGAATATATCGCCCCACATAATATCAATCTACATGATGAAAAAGTATGGGATAATTTCAGAAAAGGCTTTACTTCTGGTATCTTCCAGTTTGAATCTGATGGTATGAAAGATACATTAAAAAAGATTGATTGTAGTTGTATTGACGACTTGACTACTGCTAATGCTTTGTTTAGACCCGGTTCTTTGAAATTTATTGATAATTATGGTAATCGTAAATTGGGAACAGAAGAAATTACTTATATCCATGATGATTTAATTCCTATTCTTAAAAATAGTTATGGTATTATTGTGTATCAAGAACAATTAATTGAAATTGGTAGACTTGCCAAACTATCAAATCCAGATAAGCTTAGAAAAGCTACTGGTAAAAAAAATCCTAAATTGTTAGCGGAAATTCAACCAGAATTGTTTAAAAACTTAGCTGATAAAGGATGGACACAAGAACAATTAAATAACCTATGGGAAACTATGTTGGATTTTGCAAAGTATTCTTTTAATAAATCTCATGCCGCAGCCTATGCTTTAATTGCGTATATTTGTATGTATTTAAAAACATATCATCCTAAAGAGTTTTTGTGTTCTTGGATAAATTCGGTTGCTACTAAAACCGAAAAAGTTGCAGAATGTATTGAAGAAGCCAGACGAATGAACATTCCAATTTATCTTGGTAAATACAATAATTGTTCTGCTGTAACTGTTTTATATAAAGATGGTATTATGATGGGTACAAATAGTATTAAATATTGTAATGCTGAAATCGCTAATGAAATGATGTGTTTGCCTACGAAACATCAATCTTTTGTTGAATTATTAGATGATATTCATAGTCAAACAAGTATTAACAATAGACAGTTAGATATTCTTATTGGTCTTAATTACTTTTCAGATTATGGTAAAAACAAACATCTTTCTAATATGACAGCTTTATATAATGGCATTAAAGAAAAAAATCCTTTGACCAAAAAAATTAAAACTGTTCTTCCTTCTATTAGAGAATGTAAAACAATTAAGATTGATAAATTAAGCTTGTATTCTCAGTACGGTATTACTCCTGCAATTATTGAACAGTGTGCTAATAAAAAAACTGATAAGCAATATTCTGAAATTGATAATGTAAAAATGTTGTCTTTAGTTGCACAGAATGCACCCAATGTTTCTATGTCGTTGCAAGAATACATTCAATTTGAGCAAGAATACTTAGAATATAATACCTACTTCAATCCTAATGTTAGTGCCAATTACTATATCGTTGTGAAGTTTGCAACTAATTCAGACCCTACAAAACCTCGTATTACTTTACGACAACTACGAACTGGTGATGAAATTAAGACCAGAATTAAGTACAGTGCAACTTATAAGAAAAAACCATTTGGTGCTTATTCTGTTTTAGATATTGATTCTTTTGTAGAGCAAAATAAAACAAAATTAGTTAATGGTGAATGGACTAAAGTTGATGAAAAAGAATTGATTTTGGAAAATTATGAGGTAGTGAAAGAATGAATAAAGAAGAAAAGCGAGTTGAATTTACAGGACGCACAGATAGATGTGTTTATGACTCAGACTCATATAAAGTGTATGGTTTCGTAGTAGATAAAGCTCAATATCCAGATATTAAAAGAAATAAATACAACAATGTGACTGTTGTAGGCGATTTGCCAGACCTTATCTTTGGTTCTGATTATCATATTTACGCTATTGAGCAAGAGTCTAAATACGGTATCAGTTATAAGGTTGTTACCATTTCGAAAGATGCTCCTACCACTCCAGAAGGTGTTTATAAGTTCTTAACTGAAATCTTGACATTAAACCAAGCTAAAACTTTGTATGAACATTATCCAGACATTATTGACCGAGTAAGAGAAGATAGATTGGATGATATTGACTTAAATAAATTGAATGGTATTAAAGAATACACTTTCAATGTTATTAAGCGTAAAATCACAGAAAATTTCGCATTGTTCGAATTGGTGTCAGAGTTCCAAGGTTATTTAACCTTATCTATGATTAGAAAGATTTTTGAAAAGTATAATTCGATTTTGAAGTTCAAGCATGAATTAGCTAAATCTCCTTATGAGTGTTTATGTACGTTAGCTGGTGTAGGTTTTAAGACTGCTGACAAGATTCTGTTACAACTTGAAAAACTGTCAGAAGAAAATAAAGAACAAGACAAAGAACCTATCGTACAATTTAATTATGATTTGGCTACCAGTTCTCAAAGATGTTTAGCTTGTGCTTTGTATTTGTTATCTGAAAATGAAAACGATGGACATACTAAAATGAACGCCGCTGATTTACGGAAGGAAATCAATAGTATTGTTCCGCAATGTGCTTATCAGTTTGAAAACATCATTAAAGATAAAGATATTTATTACGATGAAACTAATATGGACATTGCTTTAATGAAAACTTATAATACCGAAAAATACATTGCAGACACCATTAAACAAGCCCTTGCACAGACCCCTACAACATGGAAAGTAGATATAGAACAGTATCGTCATGTAGATGGTTTTGAGCTTTCAGACGAACAGCTACACGCTCTGAGCAACGCTTGTAGCAATAAAATCAGCATTTTAAACGGTTTTGCAGGTTGTGGTAAATCTTTGTCTGTTAAAGCAATCGTTAAAATGTTAGAGGATAGTCGTTATACTTATCGTCTTATGACTCCTACTGGCAAAAGTAGTAAGGTACTTGCAAACTTTACACATAGAGACGCTTCTACTATTCATCGTGGTTTAGGTTACAATCCATCATATGGTGAGAATCCTTGGACGATTAACAAAACCAATCCTTTAACTTGCGATATTGTTATTGTAGACGAGTTCTCTATGGTAGATATTCATGTTTTTGCAAGATTAATTGATGCTATCGATTTTAGTAGAACAAGGCTTATGTTAATTGGCGATGCTGCTCAGTTACCTTCTGTTGGTTGCGGTAATTTATTGCACGACTTCATTCAATCTAAAACCATTCCAATCACTACGTTGACTAAGGTGTTCCGTTACTCTGATGGTGGTTTAATGAAAATTGCTACTGATGTAAGAAACACTACGCCTTATTTGAATAGTTCAATGAAAAGAAGCATGACTTCATTTGGTGAGAACAAGGATTATACTTTCGTAGATTTAGATGCTTCTGCTATTCCTGCAAGTGCTGTTGCACTATATGAAAAACTACTTAAAGCAGGTAATACAGTAGATAATATCAGAGTTTTATCCGCACAAAATATCGGTAATTGTGGTACTGTTGTTCTTAATAATTTAATTCAAAAAGTAGCCAATCCGAATTATGGTAGTGATAGAAATATGAAGATTGGTGACACAACGTATTACGAGCAAGATTTGGTTGTTCAAAAAGCTAATAACTATACTGCTATGATTGACCCAGAACACTATACAGCAGAAGAACGTGATTTAATTGATTTTGGGGAAATTGAACCGCTAACTGCATTTATTGCTAATGGTGAAAGTGGTATTATTACCAACGTTGGCAACAGTCATATTGTTATTCAGTTTGATAATGATGTATATGTTCGCTACGACAAGTCTGAAATTTCCCAAATGCTTAATTTAGGTTATGCTACTTCTATTCACAAATCACAGGGCGAATCTATTGATAATATTATTGTTTGTACTCCACAAAGTCATATTTATATGTTGAATAGCAATTTGATTTATGTTGGATTGACTCGAATGAAAAAGAAATGTTTTCATTTGGGCGCGGTGCAAACAATCAATCAAGCTGTGGTAAAAAAAGCCAATTTAACCAGACATACTTTTATCCAAGATATGTTAAAGACTACGGAAGAAAATAATTAAAATAATTATAAAGATATTGACATAACCTTACGTTCATGGTATAATAAGTATTGTAAAAGACGGTCTGCGTCTTAAATAAAATACCAAGAACGTAAGGTTATAAGTTATTTGGAGGTAATTATGAAATATCAAAATCAAAGAAAACTTCTAACATTATTTTCCATTTTAATGTTGGTTGTTTTTTTCATTTGGATATTTGTTTTAATCATTGTAGATGAACCAGTAAAAAAACAAGTTGAAGATAGTAAGGTTATTGAAGTTGCAGGAGTAAGAATTAGTTTTCTTCCCTCCCCTGTTTTAGAAACTACACAGTTAAATGTTTTTGGATTAGAAAGTCATATTGTTGAAAATAGAGTTATTGAATTAAAAGAAGAAGTTGAATCTGTTCTGCTTTCCAATGAATTAGAATCTATTCAACCTTCTGTGTTTGTAGAAAACTATGATACATATAAATTATTTACTTTGCCACAAAATAGTGGATTTAAGTCTTATATGGATTATAGATGTATTACGTCTCCATCTTCTAATCAGTATAAATTGCAGTATGAATATGCTTATACTGGAACTTATGGTATTAGAATGGTTGATAATAGATTTTGTATTGCGGTTGGTTCTGCTTTTAGAAGTCAAATTGGTCAATGTATGGATTTGATTCTTCAAAATGGAACGATTATTCCTTGTGTAATGGCTGATTTAAAAGCAGACATTCACACTGATGCAACTAATGTCGTAACGTTACATAATGGTTGTGTAAGTGAATTTGTTGTAACTACAGAAGAATTAGATAGCTATGTTAAACTTCGTGGAGATATTTCAGCTTGCACTTCTGAATGGGAAAGTCCTGTAGTACAAATTAAACTTTATGACCAGAGAGTATTTTAACCTCTGTTTATTTTATATCCAAGATAATAAGGTTGTAAGTTAGGAAGTGATTTACATGACTGTACAAGAATGGTTAGGTGCAGATAATGAATTAGGTATTAGTATATGGGAAAACAAATACCGTTTTAATGGCGAAAGTTTTGACGAATGGTTAGATAGAGTTTCTGGTGGAAACCAAGCTCTAAGACAATTGATTTTAGAAAAGAAATTCTTATTTGGTGGCAGAACTCTTGCTAATAGAGGTACTGGTAAAAAAGGTTCATTTAGTAACTGTTATTCTCGTGGTTTTATTAAAGATGACCTTGTAGACATTCTTCAAGCAAATGTAGATATTGGATTAACCTTTAAGGAACAAGGTGGACAAGGATTGTCTTTAAGTAAGTTAAGACCTAAAGGTTGTGGTATTAACAACGGACAATTTAAGTCTGATGGCATTATTCCATTTATGGAGATTTACAATAGAACTACCGAAAGCATTTCTCAAGGTGGTTCACGCAAAGGTGCTTTAATTATGACCTTGGATATTTGGCATAAAGAAGCTCAAGATTTTATTACCATCAAATCTCAAACAGGGAAAATTGAAAAAGCCAACTTATCCCTTGAAATCGATGATACTTTTATGGAGTATGTAGACCATTATTATAGAACTGGCGAAGAAATTACTGTAACTGTTCATCGTGATTATAATGGCAATGAAATTGAATATGAAGTTTGTCCAATTAAATTATATAAATTAATGATGGAAAAAGCTTATGATTGGGCAGAACCCGGTTGTATTTTTGTAAATCCATTCAGAAACTATAATTTAATGGAACATTATGATGATTACCAGATTGAAACAAGTAATCCATGCGGTGTATATCTTGTTCGCCCCATGTAAATCATTTCGTAAAATCGGTGAAGCCTAAACCGTTTGGCATGGTAATACCGAGTTCTCACTACAACATAGGAGAATGTAACGCATAGATGGTGAGCATTATGTGAGCAATAATCCATCCACGAGTACGGAACTTCGAATAGTATAATCTAAGGAAAGTGGAACCCTTTTGATTATATATAAAGCGACTAATATAAAAAACGGTAAAGTCTATATAGGACAAACTATTAATACTTTAGAATATCGAAAACAACAACATTTCAGAGAAGCTAAATCTAAACGAAGAAATACTGTTTATTTTCATAATGCTTTATTAAAGTATGGATTTGACAATTTTGAATTTCAAGAAATTGACTATGCAACAACTATAGATGAATTAAATGAAAAAGAACGATATTGGATTCAATATTATAATTCTAATGATAAATCTTATGGTTATAATTTAGATTCTGGTGGCACTTCTGGTGGTACAAAATCCGAATCGACAAAACGTAAAATCGGAGAAACTTCTAAAGCAAAATGGAATAATCCAGAAATAGCATCAAAAATGCTTGCGGGACTACAAAAAGGTGCTAATACTATGAAAAAGAACGTTAAAAGATTCCCTTTTGTATGTCCTATTTGCGGTCAAACTTTTTATTATCCAAAACATATTGCAGAAAATAAAAAGTATTGTAGTCAAAAATGTGCTTCTTTAAGTACGAATTATATGAAAGGTGTTCTTCGAAGTGCAGAAGTTAATCATCAACGAAATATTGAAAGAAAGCAAAATATTAAAAAATGTATTATTGATTGGATAATGACCAATAAAAATATTATATTAAATTGCCCTTTTAATAAAATTACTCCTACATTATCGTCTTTATCCGAAATATTATATCAACAATTCAATATTAAAGATATACGTTCAATTTTTATTTGTTTTGATGTTAAGAACAAAAAAGAATTATTGACAAAATTTAAAGAAATTATATTATTCGAAGAAAATATATGCTAAACAAGTCTGAATTAACAGACGTATCTTATTGTGTGTGTTTTGGACACAATAAGTATGAAGGAAACTTCTTGAAGTAGAAGATAAAAAGCTTTTACGATAATATATGGGGCTTAGGAACAGCCCCTTCCAAAACACGGTGCGTGCAACCTTGGTAGTATTAATCTATCTGAATTTGTAGTAGACCCATTTACAGAAGATGCATATTTTGATAATACTGCTTTTGAAGAAGCAGTTAAAATTGCAATTGAAGCATTAGATGTAATTTTAGATGAAAATATGAACAATCATGCTCTCTTAGAACAACGAGAAATGGCGTTTAATTACCGTAATGTAGGACTTGGCATTATGGGTATGCATGATATGTTTATTAAAATGGGAAGAATGTATGGCGATGAAAGCAGCAAACGTATTATCAACGCTATTATGGATGATATGTTTCAAACTGCTGTTATGGCAAGTAATGAATTAGCTAAAACTAAAGGTGCTTTCCCTAAATGTGTTTTGAATGACGATAGAATCATTAATTCTGAAATTATTAAAAACCATAAATATAGCTTTGAGCCTTGGGAATTGCAATCTATTAAAAAATATGGTTTGCGTAACTGTAGTCTATTAAGTATTGCTCCTTCTGGTAGTATTGGTACTATGCTTAATATTTCTACAGGTTGTGAACCTCATTTCCAACTTTCTTATACACGCAAAACAGAAAGTTTAAATGATGGTAAAGAAAAATATTATAGTGTTGATGTTGATGTAGTGCAGAATTATCTTAGCAATAAAAATCTTAACGAATTAAATGGAACACTTCCTTATTATTTTAATACTTCTGCTGATATTAAATGGAAAGATAGAATTGATATGCAATCTATTTTGCAACAGCATATTGATACCGCTATTTCTTCCACTGTAAATCTTCCAGAAGAAACCACAATTGAAGAAATTGAACAACTTTACCTCTATGCATATCAGAAAAAACTTAAAGGTATCACTATTTTTAGAAACAATTGCAAAAGACTTGGTATTTTGACTACTAATGACAATTCAAAGAAAAAAGGCATCAAATCTAATGACATTTCAAATAAAGAACTGCCCACCCTTCCTACCGAAGTTTCTTATAATCAAATTACCCCTGTTTCTCGTAAAACTATTGGTATGACTCATGGTAATACTTACTGTAAGAAATGTGCTTGCGGAACGCTTTACATTACTGTAAATCGTGATGAAGATGGTAATGTAGTGGAAACCTTTGTTCATACTTCTAAAGGCGGTATTTGTCAAGCTAATAGTAGTGCTGTAACTCGTCTTTCTTCCCTTGCTTTACGCTCTGGTGTTAAAGTAGAAGAAATTGCAGACCAACTCAAAGGAATTACCTGTACTGCTTGTGCTAAGTTAATGGCTAAAGGCGAAAAAATTGATGGTGTTTCTTGTCCAGATATTCTTAGTAAGACTATTATGGAGTTCTATAAAACTAATGATATAGTTTCTGCTGTGCCTGTATTTGAAGATACACAAGTAGAAAAATACGAAAACAACAACAGTGATGATAGCAGTAAATTTTGTTGTCCAGAATGTGGAGAACCAATTGCATTTACCGAAGGGTGTGTTAAATGTACATCTTGTGCATGGTCTAAATGTAACTAATCTTAAAGGCGGTAAAGATATGAATACAGTAAAAGTAAATTTTTCTAAATTGCATCCAGAAGCTAAGATTCCAAGTAAACGAGTAGAAGATATGGGTTTCGATATTTATGCTTGTTTTGACGATGATTACATTGTTGTTCCTCCACATGAAACTAAAATGATTCCTACTGGACTTGCAAGTTCTTGTGATACTGGATATGGATTTTTGCTTAGAGAACGTGGTAGCACAGGCTCTAAAGGTATTGCATTGCGTTGTGGTGTAATTGATAGCGGTTATCGTGATGAATGGTTTGTTGCTTTAACTAATACTACAAATGATAGATTGTATATTTCTAAATTAAGCAAAGAAGAACTCGAAACTAAATATGGTAAATATGGTATGAATTTTGCTTTTAGTTTAATCTATCCGTATTCTAAAGCTATTGCACAGGCTCTTATTATTCCTGTACCAGTAGTTGAAGTTGAAGAAATTCCATACGAAGAACTTAAAGAAATTTCTTCTGAACGTGGTTTAGGTAAATTAGGTAGTAGCAATAAATAAAATGTAATTCAGTAAATCGCAAGTAAGTAAATAGTCCATGTACAATTGAATAACTCTTTTGTACATGGACTTATGTTTTCTTAAATGGAGTTAATAATAGTATATGCTCTATGATGAGTATTGCGAAAAGTCCGATGAAGAGTACGAAAAAGCAATCAAGGATAAGCTAGCAAAGCTTGAACCCTATTGGAAGAAAGTGATTGCAATTTATGCTACAAATTAAATTTTAAAGAGAGAAGTTTATGAGAAGATTATTCAAAAGAATATCTAAAAAACTATTTCCAAGCAAAGAATACAAAGCATACCTCAAAATGCATCGTAGACACCGTAAAGAATTGATAAAACACGCAAAAGAAACTGGCGAGTGGGATTGGAGCTTTTTACATGATTCTGTTATCATGCAAATTCGACATATGTACGAATACTATACAGCAGGAAACGATGTAATGCAAGCAGATGAATCAAGGCTACCTATTGTCGAACAACTGAAACATATCTTAGATTTAGAAGATAATATTCATCAGTTGGAAGATGAATATTGTAGTATTGATTGGGCTAATAAAAAAGAAAATCCAATTGAAGAATATCTTTCTTACACAAAGAAAGAACAAGAATTGTATGAAGAAATTTATAGTTCAATTGGTAAGCACCTTCAATGGTGGTGGGATTAAAAACACAGTTTTATGAGGTAAATCTTATGTATACTATAAATAATTGTCCACATTTAGGTTGCAAAGACTGTCTTTATAATGGTGAAAATTGTAAACGTATTGGCGGTACGAATATAGAATTTGCTCGTCCTTGGTTCGCTTGTTGCCCTTCTGGTTTTCATGTTCCTTGTAATTCATTTATTCCTAAACATCCAGAATATGCAGATTTAAAAGAATGGACAAATTTTGATGACTTCTTTACTGTTTATATGCAGACATGGTGGAGTGGAGCAAAACAATGTGGATTTATAATCAATGGTGATAAATCTGTACGATACTATGTTCCCCTTGAAAGATTCATTAACGGAACTATGATTGTTGATAATAAGCTAATGGCAACACAAAAGATGTATTATAAACGAACAAATAAAGGATTTGGTTATACTTTAGTAACAGAAGAAATAGATGGTATAGAATTGGAATAAAATGGAGTATATTAATATGATTAAATTATTCAACGGTTCAACAATTACTACAGTTGAATCCAAAGACAATTATCATTCAAAACCACATAATTCTTATGAAGATTATTCTTACTACTCAACTGCTTACTGGTGGGATTGGTATAGTAAAATACTTGCTAAAAATCCAGATTTACTCATTGAAGAAATGACTGGCGTTAAAACGACCCCTATACAAAGAATTAGATTACGTTGGAAATTTGGTAAATTCATATTTATTGATAGGTTAAAATATAAATCTAAAAACTTTATTCGTATGTGTTGGTTAAATCATCAAATCAAATTACAACTTATTGCTAACAGAAACAAAAAGTAAGGATGTGTTTTTATGATAAATCATTCTTTAGATTATATTAAGAAAAGGATTAAAGATGATACTTGTATTAATATGCCAATAGAAGAATTTCAAAATATGAATATCATGCCATTTCTTTCATGTTACGATAAAGATTATTACCCGTTAACTAAATCTAATGTTACAAATAAGATAAATGCTGATTTAAGATATTCCCCTTTTGCTAATTTCAATTATTTTATTACTGAAACGTGTATTTGTGATGGTACTTTGTTGTTTATAACAGAATTGATACAACGAATTATTCATAAAATAAAAATCATTCAAACTTGCCATCAACCTACAATGGAATTATTTTTAAAAAACGGAGAAATGCCAAAAGATTTTGCAAACAAAAATGTTATTCATTATGAGGTTGGAGATTTTGTAGTTAACTCATATATCACAAAATTAACAGATAAAGAAAAGCCTTGGATGAATTGTAGACTTACAGTTATGTTGCCAGTTAAGTTTACGATTACCAAACAATAAATTAAGGAGAGCTAATCAATGAAGATAACATTTGAAGGCAAACAAAAAGTTAAATCTTTCAAAAAATTAGAGTGTGGTCAATGTTTTATGACATTGAATGGTTTATGTGCTTATTTGAAGCTTACTCCAGTTCAAGGCAAAGACAACGCACGAGGTATTTAATATGAATATAATTGAAAAGAAATATAAACGATTTGAGCAAATAGAAGAAGGACAGGTATTTAAGTATAATTCTAATTATTGGTTAAAAATTTCTGAAATCTCTATTGGTGTTTCACAGATAATTGCCAATGCTGTTTTATTGGAAAATGGCGAAGCAGTTTATTTAAAAGATAATACCGAAGTAGAAACTGTTCAGTGTAACCTTGTGATTATCAATTAAAAGGTGATAAATATGAAACCATTATATAGATGTGATTATTGTAGTGAAATCGGCACAGAAGAAGAAATTAAAAAACATGAAGCTACTTGTACTAAGAATTACAACCTAAAAAGTTGTTGGACTTGTAAACATTATGGCGGTATAAAAAGTTGGAAAGACATAAATTCACTTCAAGTAAGTTGTAAATTAGGTGTTGAAATTTCAGTAAATACAGTTCCGCAGAATTGTCCTTCTTATGAAAGATATAAAGAAGATGATAAATCTCCTTATGCTAAATTATCACGAACTATATTTGGTAGTTATCTATTTAGGTAAAATATAGGTGGTATACAATGACACGAAGATTGTTTTTGAGAAAAATTATAACTACACCAAATTTCTTCTTTGTACTTGCAAAACATCTTGACGCAATTTTTCCCAAAGGTTGGATTTACGAAGATATTTACAAAGACACCAAAGAAATTTTTACAGCTATTGATAGCACTGGTGGTTGGATGAAAGCGTTAAACCAAACCTGTAAAGAATTAAATTTTAATGAATGTTATGAGTATTGGGCGTCTTTAGATTGGCAGGATAGTGATATGCTTGATGGTGAGATTGGAGATTTACTTGTAGCAACCGTATATGATGAAAATGGAAATAGAATTTATTATCCATACAAGTGATAAAATCAAGGTTTTATGAGGTGATTCAATGTTTAAAATCGGAGATATTGTACAGCATTTTAAAAGAGAAACTATTACCAAAGAAGATAATCCTAACAAATATTTATATATTATCAGAGATTTCGCACAACATACAGAAACAAATGAGGAATTGGTTATTTATCAAGCGTTGTATCCACCATTTAAAACTTATGCCAGACCTTTGATGATGTTCTTCGCTGATAAAGTTGATAAAGAAAAATATCCTAATATCAAACAGCGTTTTCGATTTGAAAAACACGAATTATTAGAAAAATAAGGAGATTTAAAATATGAGTTCTGCTGACACTACCATTAGAGAACCTATTGAAAACAAAACCCCGCAAGAATACTTTGATTATATTAAAGATAAAAAGGTTAAAGTCACTGATGAAGAACTACAAAACGTCTATGAAAATGGTTTAAGATTACTTAACAAGTATGAAGTGACTGGACAAATTTCTGCCATGAAGAAGCTTATTTTCCAGTTAGATACCATCGAAAAAGAAAGAGAATTGGTTAAATTAGGCGTAGATACTTTTGTATATCAAGATGATATTGAAACCTACATTGATGATATTGCAAAGAATGTAGTTAAAATTATTGAGCTTTGCAGATACGAAAGAGAAATCCCAGATGAAATTACTGAGGTAGTAGCTAAAACTAAACACCTCTTCAATCAGTATTATGTTGTCTTTACTGATTATACTGGCAAAGTAGAAAAGCAAGTAGAAAAAGAACGTAGAGAAAAAGACCCTATCCTTTTTGGTACATTCCAAGATACTGCAAATAAAGTTATGGTCAATAGATTCTATTTCCTTGGAGACTGGGTAGACGAATACTGCGATTTGACTTTAGACAAAATGGTTGCAGAAATTAGAAATAAAACAGACAAAGATGTTGAAATGAAAATTTCTACTCCACAAGATATTGAAGAGCTTAAAGCACAAATCAATAACTTAGAGCTTAGAAATGGTCATTATATTATGAAAAAGCCAAATCCAAAACCAGTTAAAAATCAGTCATTCTTCTCTAAGGTAAGAAGTGTGTTTAGACGATGAAGCCCAACGTAGATTTAACAGATAATAGAGATTTTCACGAAGCAAATAATTTTATAGTAAATAGTTTTGGACACAATGATTTTTCCGATATTGTTGTTACATCATCGATTGAAACTATTAAATTTCGTAACCACAACACAGGAAGCATTATTTTAACTGGTAATGCGACAGAAAGATTACTAAAAATCGAATTATCAACTTTAGATAGGTCTAATTATTCTGATTATATTTGTGATTGTTGTGGCGAAACAATTCCTTGGAAGTTTACAGCTTGTGAAACATTGTGCGATAAATGTAATAATGATTTGCATGAAAGATGCGACACGTTATGGTGGAAACGTAAAAAACCATTGCTTATCAATTTAACAAACAACACTTTTTCTGTTGTAGACACAACTTTATCTACTTGGACTTCATTAAATGAAGATGAAATTCTTCTTAACACTGTAGAACACGATTCAGATTTATAAAAGGATGGTGAAAACAATAGAATATATACTTCTTGCTGTGATTAAAATATTCGACAATATTATTACTACAGCAAAAAATCTTGCTACATATAAAGAGCAAAAATTTCTTTCTTCTATTTTGGTAATTGTATCTCAGCTTCTTTTCTATCTTGTTATTGGGCAAGTCATTAATGACAACACTATGTTGGCAATTATTATTGTATCTGTTTCAAGTGGTTTAGGGAATTATATTGCTTTTACCATCAATGATAAATTTAAACAAGACGTAAAATATGTAATCGTGATAACATCTTCTGAAATTAACAATGTTAAATTATTGTGCGATTATCTTGTAAAAAATAAAATTAAACATATAGTAAATGATGGTTATACAAGAAAGGGTGTACATACATTAAATGTAATTGCTTTTAGCAAAAATAAAGACGAAAGTAGAATTATTGATTATTTTATTAATAATAGCAAAGTAAAATATTTAAAAGAAGTGATAATGTAATGTCGAAAATTAAACAAGATATAATTGGAAAAAGATTCGGTAGGTTAATTGTCATTCAAAGAGTTGAAAACGATAAATATAATCATGCTCAATATTTATGTAAATGTGATTGTGGGAATCAAAAAATTATCGTAGGACATTCTTTGCTTGGCAACTATACAAAATCATGCGGATGTTTAAGAAAAGAAACAGCAAGTAATACGAGGAGTAAATACAATCAATATGATTTATCTGGCAGTTATGGTATTGGTTACACTTCTAAGGGTGAAGAATTTTATTTTGATTTAGAAGATTATAATAAAATTAAAAATTATTACTGGAGAACAGATAATCAAGGATACCTTATAGCTGATGAAAAATCTGATATAAAAATAGAAACGAATCGAAAAGCAGTTTTAATGCATAGACTTATCTTAAATCATCCAAACAATGTTATAGACCATATTTCACACAATAAAAGGGATAATAGAAAAGATAATTTAAGAATTTGTTCGTTGTCTCAAAATAGCATGAATCAAATTACGAAATCTAACAATATGTCTGGGACAAAAGGTGTTAATTGGCATAAAAGCAAAAATAAATGGAGAGCATTTATTGGTGTTAAGGGCAAACATATTCATCTGGGATTATTTGAAAATTTTGACGATGCCGTTAAAGCAAGAAAAGAAGCCGAAAAAAAATACTTTGGCGAGTTTAGTTATGACAATAGCAAATATATGAAAGAAGTGATTTAATTGTACTATCCATGTGAAGATTGTTATTTAAAAAGCGGAAAGCAATATTCTACTGATTGTGATGGTAAATGCGATTATGCAAGAGTAGCTAAAGAATTAGGAATATTAAAAGGACGAAATGAACAAATAAGAATTAAACAAAAAGAAGTATATGCACAACTTCAAGGGTATCTTTTAGCTTTGACTGATATTAGTCATAAGAAGAAAGGGAAAGTTCTTATTTTAAATTTAGAAGATTTGAAAGGTTTTCTTAAAATAATCAAGAAATTAGAAATATAAAGAGGTTTTAGTATGGATAAAATGAATATTATTGTTGGCGGTAGAGGTACAGGCAAAACTACTAAATTGATTTATACCAGTTCAGTATTAAACACACCTATTCTGGTACATAGCAAAAAAGAAGCAGACCGTATTCTTGAAATGGCAGATGGCTTAAATTGTGAAATTCCAGAACCTGTCGTATTTGGTGAACATAAAAACAAACATTACACCAACGGTATTTTGATTGATAATGCAGAGCGTTACATTCAAGCTGCTTTACAGGAATATTTAGGATTACAAGTTGTAGCTTGTGCATATTCTAAAGAAGATTATTCTTTGGAGGATTAAATATGGCTTGTTATTTCTATTTAGCATACTCTAATCCAGATTGTATTCCATTTTATAGTTGTTGTGTTCCATATAATGTTTTACACAAAGGCGATAAAATAAAGATTTCCCAAGTATTATACGAAGTTGTTGATGTATCGTATGATTATGATAGATTTTCAAATGATGGTTCGCCAAGTGTAGATATTATCGTAAAGCCCAATACAAAAGTTTTATTTTAATATTTAAGATAATAAGGTTATAAGTTAGGAGTTGTTGTATATGAATCCTATTATTGAAATTCTTCCAGAAACCACTAAAAAACCAATCACTTTAATTGGTAGACGAGCAGGATATTGTTGGGGTGCTGATGTATCAGACGATGAAAAGAATTATAAAAGAGGTCTTGACTGCCTTAAAAGTAATCATGGTAGAACCCTTGAATTTGTAAATATTGAAGCAGTAATTTCTAATATTTCATGTCGTTTAGGTCGTGAATGGTACACACATATTGGTGGCGCACCTACTCGTTTACAGTCAAGTACCAGATATATCAATTACAAAGATTTTGATTTTATTATTCCTAAATCTATCTTAAAGAACAGTAATGCTTTGAATGAATATCTTGAAACTATTACACATATCAAACGCACTGTAGATTATATGGAATTTGTTGGTATTCCAAGAGAAGATGCGGCTAATCTACTTCCTCTTGGAATGGAAACTACCATTGTAGACAAAAGAAATCTCCGTAATATGATTGATATGTCTCACCAGAGATTATGCACAAGGGCATATTGGGAATATCGTGAAGTAATGAAAAATTATATGAATGAACTTCGAAAAATTGATAGTGAATGGGCTTATATTGTAGACAATTATTTTATGCCAAAATGTGAAGTTTTAGGTTATTGTCCAGAGAAACATTCTTGTGGTCGTAAACCTCAAAAGGAGAATTAATAATTATGGGAAATGCTTTTAGAAGCAGTTGGGAAAATAGACCTAAAAAGAAAAAAGAAGAAATTCAATATCGAACTGATTTTTTTGGTAAACACGTTTTAATTGGCGATGAAATTGTAGTATGCGAACCTAATTACCATAACTTAACTAAGGCTATCGTTAAACGTTTTACTCCCAAAGGACTAACCGCAACTGTTACTACTGGTTGGGACACAGAACGTGATTGTTTCTATTATGATGGACAATTTATTTTGGTAGAACATAAATACAAGAGCGACTTAGAAATTGAGTATGAAGAAATGGATAAAATTGTTGCCATGTTAAGAAAACAGCAGGAGGATGAATAATGATTGTTTTAGTTGGAGAAAGTGCATCTGGAAAATCAAGTATAGAACGTTATTTAGTAGAACATCATGGATATAAAAAGATTATATCTTATACCACAAGAGAGCCAAGAGAAAATGAAATAGATGGTGTTGATTATTATTTCATTGACGAAGATAAATTCCACGAATTAGAGTGTGCTGGCTTCTTTGCAGAGACTGCAATTTACAATAACTGGCATTATGGCACAGCTAAAGAAGATTACTCAGATGATAAAATTGCAGTTTTAACACCTCATGGATTAAGATTATTGCGTCAAATTCCAGAATTAAATTTAATTGTTTTCTATATTAAAGTACCGCGCAGAGATAGATTAATTAAAATTCTACAGCGTGGAGATAATATCGAAGAAGCATATCGCAGAAATGTTAGTGATGTTGGAATGTTTGATGGAATAGAAGATGAAGTCGATTATGTATTAGAAAATCCTAACTATTGTACCGATGTTAGAGATATGGCATGGCGTGTAGATTTCTGGGCAAGAAAAGAAAAAATTAAACGCGGTCGTATAAGCTAATCTAATCTGCATATACTTCTATTAGAAAGGGTTGATTTGTATGGAGATTACTACAAGGGTGTTTTTAGACAATAAATTAATTGAACCTTCTGATTTAAGTAACTTTCAAATTCAAAGTCCTACAATTGATAGGATTATAAATGACATATTCGATAATGCACAGAAATAATCAGCTGTAATTTTCTGTAAATTATTATCGTAAAAAAAAGGGAGTGTGATTAGTCACACTCCCTAAATTTATATCTTATTTTTCGACAAGAAAATAATTATTTCTACAAACAATAATAATCTTGTATTTATTGCTTGTCAAGGTGAAATCTTTATGATATAATGAATTTACAAAGTAAAGATAATTTTGAACAACATAGAAAGGAGAAATAATGGCAAACGTTAAACTAAAAAACATTCTTACATTATCACCCTATATGAAAATAGCTATAGATAATAAAGTTGAATTAGATGAACATGGTAATTATCTGATTAATATTGGATATGAACGTGTGTCTACCGACCGACAAGCAGAATTGGGTTTTGGTTTGGAAATCCAAGAAAAAGAAATTGTCAATTATTGTCAACGTAATGAATTAACAAATCTTGTTCTTTTTATAGACGATGGTTACACAGGCACTAATATGGACAGACCTGCGTTACAAGCTATTATTGACCTTATTACTTCTTTTAATGATGGCTACATCAAAGTAAGAATTAATAATATGATTGTACCAAGAATAGACCGTTTAGGCAGAACACTTCTTGGTACATTGCAATTTATTCAAGATTATATTGTAGCACGAAATGATAGTAAAAGTCTTATTAACAAAAACAAAGAAGATATTAACTTTATATCTATAGCTGAGAATTATTGTCGTATTGAACGTAATAATCCACAAGGCAAATTCTTGTTAATGTTATTTGCTACCCTTGCTGAGTTTGACAGAGACGTAATTGTTGACAAACTTAAAAAAGGTAGGCAAGCCCGTGTTGCGTCTGGTAAATGGATGGGCGGTGGTAATGCCCCTTATGGTTACAGATACGACAAAGAACAAGGTCAACTAATTGTAATTCCAGAACAAGCAGAAAAAATTCGAGAAATCTTTAGATTATATATCGAAGAAAAAATGTCTCCTCAAAAAATTGCTGATAGATTAGGATTCAAAGGTGAAAAAATTATAGTTCAAATTTTACAACGTAAATCTTTGACTGGCTGTATCACATATCTTGAACAAGAATACGAGGGACAACATGAAGCTATCATATCATTAGAACGATGGTTAGAAGCACAAGAAGAATTTAAAAAACGTTCTGTTGTGCGTGGTGATTCTAATTATCTTCTGACTGGATTAGTCTATTGTGGTGAATGTGGTGCAAGAATGAGGTATCAAAAATGGGGCAAGACAGGTGAATGTAAATTCGTTTGTTATTCCCATCAAAAATCTAAAAAATATATGGTAAAAGATGAAAATTGTGATAATCTATTATTTTGGCAACACGATATAGAAAAAGTAGTTGTTGAATCGCTATTCCAATTGTCTCATAAAGTTAATGACGAAACAGTTAAAATGGAACAACAAATTAATCCGTTAGAATCACTCAAGAAACAATTAGAAATAGAAAAACGAAAACTTTCTAAATTGTACGATTTTGACGATGGTTCAGATGATGATATTCTAACTGAAAAGATATTGAATTGTCGTAAAAAAATTACTGATTTACAGCAACAAATTATGACTGTTCAAGACAACGAAATAACAATTAATCAAACTAATAAGATTAATGATATAACTAAAAATTTACAAAATACATGGAGTTTAATGACCGATAAAGAAAAACAAAGTATTTGCAGAGAACTTATTGATAGAGTTGTTATTAATAAGACTGGCATTGTCGATATTTATTTTAAGTCAGATTTTATTTTTGATACAAGAAAATAAATAATTAAATAATGTCGTATTTTGTCGAATATTGTAGTTGTTATCATTGTTTTATAATTTTGTATTAATAGTTTTCACCTTTCGATATTCATCCCAATGATCATCGGCGAGATCCGACG